AGATGAAAATTCTGTAGATATTGTTGAACAAATACTTAACGAAATCAATAGTAAGTAAGTATTTATAATTAATGAAATCGTTAAATTTAGTATCAGAGTCATTAGTTAGTCGTATATTAGGTGAAGAAACTCAACCTGAAACCAAATTTTTTATTAACGAAATGAAAACCATAGGTATTGATAAATTACCATATGGTTACGCATCATTAAGAAGATTTATTGACCCTGAAACAATGAAGTTTCATTATCAGAAACATTACAAAGGGTATGTTAAAAAATTAAATTCCGCTCTTCGTAAAAAAGATTATGGTGATGTTGAATTGGAGAATATTGTTAAACAAATTTCAAAGTATAATACAACAATAAGAAATAATGCAGGTGGAGCATTTAACCACGCATTATTTTGGAAGATGTTATCACCCACACCACAAAAACCAAGTGGTGAGGTATTTGAAAAGATTGTTAAACAATTTGGAACATATCGCAACTTCAAAACTAAATTTGAAGAAATTTCAAGAAAAAGATTTGGTTCGGGGTGGTGTTGGTTAGTGTTAACCGATACAGGTAGATTAAAAGTAATGTCTACTTCAAATCAGGATAATCCACTTATGAATATAATAAACAAGGGTGGTTTTCCGTTGTTAGGTTTAGATTTATGGGAACACGCTTATTATTTAAAATACCAAAACAAAAGAGACGAATATATTGAAAATTTTTGGGACGCAATTAATTGGGAATTTGTTAACGAGTTATACAAATCAAAAACTGAAAAGAAATTGAACGAGTCAACTTCACAAAAAAAACTTTTATACGAAAACGTATCTGATTATTCAGATATTTTTAGTAACAACAAAAATGTTCTTTGGACTTATAGAAGATGTATTGACAATACGTTGAAAAGAGTTTTATCTGATAAATGGAGTGAAAACAATCAATACTCTGAAGGTTCATCTTCAGGTATCTACGACTTGGAACAACCAGGTCGTTCAGTAATTAATAAATTAAACACAAATTATATTGGGTTTAAAATTTTAGTTGATGATTTAAACGCAGTACTTACAAAACTAAATAAACCCACATTAAATTTTATTGGGGTAACACCTTCACAACAAGTAGAAGAAATAAATAAATTTTGTTCTTATTTGGAGTTTTTTGGTGAAAGAATTTTTAAAGGGTCTAAAACTCTTGATAAGATTATGAAACTTTTAAATAGAACACATGACAAAGGTGGTCAACTTGAGGAGTATGTTGCAAAAAAAATCAATCAAGAATTTGGTGAAGGAACTGCTATTGTAGTAGGTAGTCTTGGCTCAAAAGAAGATTTTGCGGGTACTGATTTAACAGTGAATTTTGATAACAAAATACAAAATGCTCAAGTAAAACCAATTTTAAGTATGGAAGTAATTGAGGGTTTCTATCATATTAAAATCAGAGGGTTTGTTAAAAAATTTAATACCGACTTATTAATTTTTTCAAATATTAACAAAGAAGTTTATATTTTTAAAAACAAAACGGTAGCTTTTAGTTCAAGCATGTTTAAAATTCCGGCACAAGATTTAATTTATACTCTGAATTGATATTTATATAAAAATATCACTTCATGAATACAATAATCGCAGAACCTTACAGAAGTCAACTATATACAAAAGTTAGACACGTATTAGGAGCCCCAATTCGTTCAATTGAATTAGAAGATGAACAAATGGACTCAATCTTAGAATTTGCAATTGGGGATTATTCCCAATATGTACAAGATTGGTTAATTGAATCACAATGGACTTCATTATACAATTTAAATTTAGATACTCAATCTTTATCAAGGGCATTTGTTACAAAAAGTTTAGATTACGAAAATAGATACGCTCAAGCATACTCTAAAATAGTGGGATTACAATCTAACCCACTTGGTGATTGGGAACTTAAAAAAGATTATATCACATTAGTACCCAATCAACAGATTTATGAAATACCCGCAGGTCGTGAAATTAATGAACTATTATGGTTTACACCAGCAACTCTAAATAATATTTTATTTGACCCATTCAGTTTTGGTGGTTTGGGGGGAGGACTTGGTGGTGGAACTGGTTTTGCTCAGATGGGTTATATGTCAGGAAGTTATTTTATGATGCCAGCATTTGATATGTTATTAAGAATGCAAGAAATTAATATTCAGAGAAGAATTATTGGTGGTGATTTAACTTATAGAATTACAGGATTACCTAATGGTAAAAAAGCAATTCATTTAATGCAAACACCTGGTGGTAAATTTGATTTTGGTAATTCATCATTAAGAAATCACCAAGTTTGGTATTGGTATTACGATGTTGGCCCTGAGGATAGAGATGCTTGTTTAGCTGCTAACCCTGATATTATTAAACTTCCCTCAGATGTTCCTTTCAACTCAATTTCATGGGCAGATTTAAACGAACCGGCTCAACAATGGGTTAGAAGATATTTTGTTGCGGGATGTAAAGAAACATTATCAAAAGTAAGAGGAAAGTATTCAGGTAATTTAAAAACACCTGACTCAGAATTAACTATGGATTATGCTACTTTAGCAACTGAGGGTAAAGATGAAAAATTAAAATTAATTGAAGAATTAATCGGAGCAGACGGAAGATTGACAAGATTACGTCCTGAAAAAATAATGGAGAGAGAAGCGTTAATTGCTGAAAATCTAAACAAACAAATGAAGTTTAGAGCGTTCCCAAGAAATCTGTATGTAATATAATTTTATGAGTATTCAAAAATCAATTCCGATGAGAAGAGTTATCGGAAACCAAGTATTAACAACTTCTGAAGTATGTATGATTTCAGATGAAAAATATACGACAGAAGGAGAAAGTGTTGTAATTACTAAAGAATTAGATGAAATTGAAATCATTTTAAATCATAGTAATACCGACCACGTAATAGTAAAAGCTCTTACCAATACAAAAATCAAACCTATAGAGGGTTTGATTGATGAGGAGTTTAATGAAATTAATATTGAAAAAGGTGCTTGTGTTGAACTATATTACGCATTTGGTTCGTGGTTTATAGTTTCGTCAGACGGGTTAAAACAATCATAAAAAAAAGGAATATGTATTTTTAACATATTCCTTTTTTCATTATACCATTTCCTCCCACCCTTCTTCAGCTAAATTGTAAATATATTCAGGGTCAATTCCTCGTTTGCCCCAATATACCATTTCTTGGTCTGTAATAGTTAACAAATCTTCAATACTATCTTGGTCACCAGATTCAAAAGGAATACCATTTGTTAATCTACATTGTTCTTTGGTAAACAAACCTCTGTCTTTAGGGTCGGTAACAATTAGATTATTTCTAACTTCTTCATTAAACACAATTAACAAAGGTTCAATTCTTTTGTTAAAGGTAACAATTGCTCTCGCAACATTATATTCACCTGTCATAGTAGGGTTATTCTCTAAATCTGAGGGGTCAATACGATAACAATTAAGTTGGACGTGTGAACCTAACACAGGTTCTTTACCATGAAATAAACTATACTGTTCTTTTTCTTTCTTACTCATTTTTTCATTTACCTTCTGAACATCCCCGTGTGAAGCTTTAATTCCATTATTTACATAGAATATTACATCACCTAAACTAACCGCGATACCATCTCTAATTGCCAATTCCATATGTGCCATCATTGACATCATATTACCCGCTTTTGTTTTTTGGCTTGAACGTTTCTTATAATCGTCAATAGATAGTTTCACTTTTGCTCTTTGAGCAATCTTCATTAAAGGAATTTGTTGGTTAAAGATTACTTCCAAATATTCATAATACCACTCAACAAATGCCTGTCCATTACCTTCTAACAACATCTTAATACCGTTATCCAAAAAGTCCTCAATGTAAAGTGGTAGTTTCTTACTCTTGATTGAGTTACCTGTAAGTTTAATCTTACCATTATGTTCCATTGTTGCGTAGTTCTTACGAGCAATATTCATACAAGATTTCCAAGTTCCATCACAATCAAGACCCATTGCACCTTTCATAAAGGTGTCATTAAACTCTGCAACATCCGCATCGTAACCTTTGTATTCCTTACCTTCTTTAACTAACCAATTCTTACCCTTACCGATGTATCTTCTATCATCCACACCACCTTCAGGTAATGAGAAGTTCATACCATCCGTATCACATACAAGTGGGGTGTAACCTCTCTTCATAAAGAAACGTAACATCTGACGAAGATATTGTCTTCCTGTACAGGTAATCTGTTCACCCATATACATGTCACCCCAATGATACACTTGTGGGGCGGATAACGCCCCGAACATTGAGTTGATGAAAATCTTAATTGGTAATTGTTTTCTGTCGTAAGATGTTGCTTGTTTTTTATCTATATCCTGATATTCTTTTGCTAAGTTTTTATACTTGATACGAGTATTGCGGAAGTAATTTAACATTCCTTTCATTGCCCCTGTAATATCACAAGTTGGGAATACATCGTGGACAAGTTGTATTGAAGGATAAAGTGACGAAAAGTCAAGTTTCAATACATCTGTTGAATATCCTACTTTAAGTAATCGTGATAATCCACCAACAAATTCTGTCTTTTCATTCTTTTTAGGAATTGCCAACATGTTCTTATATGACCATGCTCTCATTTGGATTTCCCATAATGTTGCGGTTCCCATCGTTGAAACTCTTTCATATGTTGTTGGAACCAACGAAGCAAGTAGGAATGACCCCTGATTGAATTCTTCATCAACTGTTAGAGTTTCCTCCAAGTCATCGTCAAGATATCGTTCAACCAAATCATCACCTGTTGTTTTAATATAAACATTTGAATGTTTAGAACAAGCGTCATCAATCTTTGGGTCAACACCTACTTTCTTATATTTTCCGTTTTGAATGTTTAACCAAAACTCTTCTTTCTTTGCGTAGAACGGCCCGATATCTGTGTGGTCAATATAAACACGGTCAGGTGCTTCCGCCTTAATGTATTGAGTAATATACTTCAAACCTGCAGATTTGATGGATGAATTGATTGCTTGAGCTCTTCTAACTGCGTGTAACGTATCCACCACATTATAACCCCACATAGATGTCTGATTGAATCTCTCAACCTCATTTGCCAACTTCAACATACTTTCAGATTGTTTGATTGGGTTGATTGGATTTAATGTCTTAGCAATTTTCTTAATATCTAATTTTAAAGCTTTGGCTCTTTCAAATATCCAAAACCAGTCAAAGTTAAACCCGTTGTAAGACGCAATAATACTTGGTTTAAGTTCATCTATAGTATCAAAGAATTTGATAATACCTTCTCTTTCTTGTTCTTCAGTTGAACATTCAATTACTTGACTAAAACCTTTATTGGTTTTCATTCCTATCATAAAGATACGACCATCCTTTGGTTCTAATGCGGTTGTCTCTAAGTCAAATACAAATCTTGTGATACTATTGTAATCATCAAATCCTTTGAATAAACGTTTTTCTTTTGTAACCAAAAATTGTTCAACTGGAGGTAATATTAAAACTAAACCTTTTGTAGTCTCACCCCACGGGTCAACACCACCATCTCTAAAAAACTGAATAAGTGAACGATAACCGTTCAATGATTTAACCATAAAAGTTAAACCTTTCTCTAATCTTTCGTTACCATCAGTTCTTAATTTTTCAATGACAATTTTATGTTTTGTCATCGCCTCTTTTTGTAATGCCTTTGAGGATTTATAGAAGTTTAATCCACGTAAGTCACCTACCCAAGCAAATGGGATGAAAGTATCTTTTTTAATTTGTTTTCCGTGAATTGGGTGTTCTAAAATTTTCCAAACACAATCTTTGACGTAATCGTATTCTACACTGACGATATATTTTTCGTCATCGTTCCCTTGAAGGAACTGTTCAATTTCTTCGTTTGATATCATAAAATTTAAAATGGTGTATTTGCTTCCGAAATTAAGGTCGGAATTTACCTTGTGTGGTAAGATTAACCAATCAAATATTATAAGTCAAATTAAATTTAAGGTTGTTTTTGAATTTGTATTTTGTTTTCTGCGGTGAATGTTCTAGCTGAGAATGTATAAACACTTTCACCTGCATAGTCTATAGTTTGACTCACACCATTACAATCTACATAATTTAAAGTTAAAGTTGGTGGGGTTGTATGACAATATGTTGTCGCTTGGAAATTATAACAACTTGTTGATGTATAAGTTCCTAAATCAATTAAGTCAAACCCATCAGGTGATGATGGACCTGATATCCATCTTGGTGGGTAACTCGCGTAAGATATAACTGTCATATAACCAATATCACTAAGTGAACCTAACGTTTGACTAACATAATTACCATTTATATTCCTATATTGAACCACCATACTTGATGATGAACAGTCACTATTTTTTTCATTACCAATCACGTACATTTTTAAAGGTTCTGCCGGTGTTGATGATGGAGTTAAACTAGTTGTAGGAGTTACCGTTGGTGTTTTGGTGACTGTTGGTGTGTTAGTTGGGGTTGATGTTATTGTTGGGGTTTGTGTAACGGTTGGTGTATTTGTTGCGGTTTGACTTGGTGTTACAGTATTAGTTGGTGTCTGAGTCACAGTTGCTGTATTAGTAGGGGTTTGGGTTACGGTAGGAGTATTTGTTGGTGTAGGTGTTGGTGTTTCAGTATTTGTTGGTGTAGGTGTTGTTGTTGGTGTTGGTGATGCATAAATTGTTGGAGTAACCGATGGTGTTGGTGTGATAGTCGGAGTAACTGATGGTGTTGGTGTAATGGTAGGTGTCGGTGTTGGTGTTGGTCTACTTGGGTCAAAACAAGTTAATATTAAAGTTTGGTCATCCTCAATTAAATGTAAATAAAAGTTATTATAACAACAATTAGGTATTGTAGTATTGTTAACTGTAAATGGAAATGTCTGACCTGATGTAATCAAATATCTTGGATTTGATTCTGAAACTTCATAATATAAATTAAATGTTCTATCGGCAAAAGTAGTTGAGGTAACAGTAAGATTATTACCTGAAACTAATAAACAAATATCGTTAATCAATCCGTCTGAACAGTCAGGACATCCATAATCAAAAAGTAAAAACGGACTTTTTAAAATGTCAAAATTATGTATTACCTCAGGATAACTCAATGGTTCCGTGTACATTCTAAATTGAGAAATTGCCCCGTCAAATGTACCACCAAATGTTGGTTCTAATAGTATATTGGTTGTTAAACCTGATAATGAAGTTCCTGACAATGTTTGATTTGGCATAACCTCAGGGTCTTGCATGTATGTCAACCCTGTTAAGGTTGTTGGACATCCTGTAAAAGTTAAACTTTCTCTTAAACCTTGTGTCCCACCACCCCATGAAATATTAAATGGTACACCTAATTGTTTTTCTTTTTCTGTATTTAATGCTCTTGGAATAACTTCTTCAAATCCATTAATTACATAGAATAATCTTCCATTAATATAAATTTTTAAAACACCCAATCTATCTTCTCTTTCAATTAACCATCTTTCATTTAGATTAACTATTTCTACTTGTTCAGCAGGTGTTGACCCTGTACGTGTTATTGGTGGTTCAATTAATAATACCGTATTATTAGATAAACTATCAACATATTCTGTGTCACTAATTAATCCTAACCCTCCTCTGTAATATAAATCACAAGTATCAAAATAAGTACTTCTTTCCCACACACAATCAACTAAAATCCAATGTTCTTTTGTTGTATAATCAGAATTTAAATCTTCACAGTAATCAAAAATTTGATTTGATGAACAATATTCTGTGATAGTATAACCTGTTTGATATGTAATTCCTGTTGTTGGACAAGTACCTGTTGTAATACAACCTCCTGTAAATGTTAATACTTTAACACAAACTTTTGGATTTTTAGGGTCACCTGACAATCTCAATGAAAACGAGTTTGACATTGAGTCGTATAGTGGGTCTTTATCACTATTTGGAACTTGTGTGGTTGCGTTACATCCACAGTTACAATCGGTATTATGTTGAGCTTTATAAACTAAAGGTTCATATACTTCAATACATCTTGAATTGGTCACTCCTGTGTTTGAACAAGCACAAGTTTCTAAACATCCACTTAAAACACTTGTAACTCTTGTATACCCACTATCTGAAACAGGTGAACCTGACGCATGATGATAAAATTTATTTTCAGCTCTTGCTCCAAAATAGAAAAAAGTGTTTTCATTTTCAGGATATGTTAAGTTTAAAGTTGTTTGAGTATTTGTTGGATAAAATTCATCAACATACCTTGGTCTAATCAACATCTCAACAGTCCACCCTTCGTTTGTTCTATTTGGGAATGTTTCGTAATCATACCCAAACAAACTAAAGAATCCTTGGTAAAAACCACCATATAATTGATTGTAATATGTTATAGTATAACCTGATTCTGAAACCATATTATACAGAGTTTGTTTTGTGTTTCCTGAAAATCTTTCGTTTGGAGGATTTGTATAACCTGTAACTTGAAATAATTTTGTTCTTCTATCAAAATGATATCTATCCCACTTACTCGACCCGGTAAATAATCCCATTGTATAATTAATTGTTTCACCAGTCATCTGTGGAACTAAACCATTATCGATACCTGTTAACCCAATATCACATAATGTAGAAGCCGTTAAACAATTTAAATCTTCATTTAGTGGATTGTAGTAATTTAATGAAACTAAAGTGTTACCTGATAAAAAATCACCATAATTAATTGTTAATTCTTGTGATGATAAAGGATTGTTTAAATCAAAATAAATAGGTAATCTATTACCATCATTATAACCAATAAGATTAGTTGAAAATACAACTTCTTCGTTATAATCTTTTTCATCTGATGCTAAGCAAATGTCAAAAATTTTTGGGACAGGTTTAACATACCACTTTTTAAAATTGAACTGATTTATATTCTGTTGAGCCATTCTATTGATAAATAGTTAAATCAAAGTATTTATATGTAAAAAGCCAAATGGAATTTAATAAAGAATATTTTTCATCACCTTATTACTTCTATATTAAAGAGGGTAAAGATACTATTTCCGTTTATTTTAGTGTCAGCAATACTTTAACTGAAGCTAGAAAAAAAGATGAGGTTGTAAAATTTAAGAAAAAAGATAAAAAAGAAATTGAAAAAACAATTTCAAAAATTCAAAAAGAAAAAAAATTAAAAAATAATTCTGACGTTAAAAAAACTTTAAATAAGAAAAAAGATGAGTTAGAAGAATTAGTTGATTATGATGGGTCTTTTTTGAGTTCAAAAATTCCAATTTATAACCCATATCTTTCACCAAAAAGTACAATGGACCAAGAGGTTGTTGCAACAAGACAAACAAACAATCCTATTACTCGTGGATATCGTGTTTATTGGGGTGAAGGTGAGGAAGAAACTGACGAGGTAATTAATGAAACTGATTTTTCTGACGCATTTGGTTATGAAGAAACAAAAGACAAAAACGGCCCTGAGACATTTAAAACATTTGTTAAAGAATTAGGTTTAGATAAAGATGAGGCGGCTGAAAGAACAAGACAACAAGGTAAAGAACCTGATGCTAAAAAACATAGAAAAAAATTAGAAAGAGTTCCCAAAAAAATTAAAAAACAAAAAGGTTTTATTGATAGAATGACCATTTCTGAAAAAGAAAATTTGGAAGAAGAAAAGAAAGCTATGATGAAAAAAATGGTTGAGGATATTGTTCTTAAGAAAAAATCAGGTGATAAGGAAATGGCTAAAAAAAATGGTTTAAGTAAAGTTCTTACAAAAAATTTAGAAAATATTAAAAAATTAGCAGACAAAGAAGGTATTGAAATAAATGACTTGGTTAAAATATTGAAGAAATGAATAGTGAAATGTATGGAAATCAATACGAAGTTCCACACAACGTATTAACGTCTTTAGAAAATTTTAAAGACGAAAAAACTATACATAATATTTTTACAAATGGTTATCTAACATATCAAAATATGAAAAAAATACTTCATGATATTGATAATGGTAAATTTGGTGATAAAAATTTAAGTACTTTAAAATCATTTATAACACAAAATTTAGGTTCCGATAGAGGGAGTATTGATAGACAAAAGAGAGATGCCTCTGATTCGGGAATGCAAAACCAATATTTATCAACACATAGAAAAGATAATGTTAGAGATTTAAATAGACCGTCTAAAAGTCATCACTCTATTTACGAGAACTATAATAAAGAAGTTGTAGATAACCTTAAAAGAATAAACGAAATAATGAAAAAATTATAAAATTATGGCATCAAAAGTCCCAATAGATTTAAACCAACCAGATAACGCTTTAAGTGCAATTGCTGAAAAAGTTAGAAAAGATTTGGTTACAAGAAATGATTACAAATCAAACGCAAATGAATATGGGGTAACTAATCCTGACGCAATCTCTGATGGAGATGGTAAAGGAAGAGGAACAGGAGTATTCTTAGACATATTTAATGGAGGTACATCAACTGACCAAGTTACTAAAGTTGATAACATCAAACTAAACAAATATAGTTCAAAAAAACCTTATAACTCACCTTCGACAGAATGAAGCTTTACAACGTCATAAAACAACTTATTTTTGAAGCAAGTAGTGAAGAAATTACTAATGCAATTAAGAATAGGCATGTTGCAACAATTTACTATGACGGGGAAGATAATGGAGGTAAAGGACTTCGTGTTATTGAACCTTTTTGTTACGGAACATCAAAAAGAGGTAACAAAGTAATAAGAGCGTGGGAGAGAGAAGGGGCGTCACACACCGCAACCATAGGTGACCAACCATTACCAGGTTGGAGATTATTTAGGGTTGATAGGATTGGAAGCTTCTCGTATGACCCACGTGAAAAATTTGATATAATAAGACCAAGTTATAATCCTGAAGATAAAGGAATGGTCGGATTAAAAGTATGTACAAAATTTGAATTAGAAAATGAATGATTTAATGCAAAAACTAATGTTGTCTAAAGAAATTATGAATAGACACGACGAAATGGACAAAGGGAATCCATCTAAAAGGTCATCAACAACTCAACAATTAGTTAGAGAATATGATGAATCACCTATACCTGCAACATATAATATACCACAAGAATTTTTACAAAAAGAACAACCAAAGTCAGTCGCACCAAAAGTTATGACAGAAGATAGAATAAAAAATTCTAAACTACCTGACGCAATCAAAAGATTAATGATGGAACACCCAATAGACCAACCACAACAATATCAGGCAACAATCTCAGATGATATTATTGAAAAGGCGGCAAGGTTAATGGGAAATAAACAACCTGTTTCAGAGTCAACTCAACAACAACCAAGACAACAAAATACATCATTTAATTTATCCGCATCAGATATAAAGAAAATTGTTAGGGAAACTGTTGAAGAAGTATTAAGTGAGAATGGATTAATGGTTGAGTCAACTCAAAAATCTAATGAATTAATGACAATTAAAGTTGGTAAACATATCTTTGAAGGTAAAATTTCAAAAGTTAAAAAAGTTCAATAAAATTATAAACATTAAAAATTCAGTCCTCCTTGTGGGGACTTTTTTTTTGTTATAGTTGAATTATAACATTCTTTCATTTATCTTTTTCATTATGAAAGAAAAAATTAAAGTTTTAGTTATACCTTCTGACACTACTGGAGTTGGGAGATTTAGGTCAATCACACCACACACTCACTTACAATCAAAATATGGGGAGGATTTTCATGTCGACATTGAATTTAATCCTGATTTAACTAATATAAATTATTTTAAAGATTACCAAATAATTCATTATCATCGTTCTCTTGGTCAAGATATGGATAAGTCTGTACAAATAGTACCAATTTTAAATTCAATGGGTATTATTACTGTATGTGATTTAGATGATTACTGGTTACCAGGAAAAGAACATCCTCTTCATCAGTTGATTGTTCAAGAAAAAATACACGAAAAAATTGTTGCAAATTTAAAAGTTGCTAAATATGTAACAACTACTACTGAGTTATTTGCGGATGAAATAAAAAAACATAATAAAAATGTTGTAATTTTCCCTAATGCGATTGACCATAAAGAGGCTCAATTTAATGAGCCGACTGAAGAATCTGACTTGGTAAGAGTTGGGTGGTTAGGTGGTTCATCACATTTACACGATTTGATGTTACTTGATGGTATGGTATCTAAACTTTCTGATATTCAGAAAAATTTACAGTTTGTTGTTTGTGGTTTTGATACACGTGGTATGATGACTGAGATTAATCAGGCAACAGGTGAACAAACAAGAAGACCAATTAAACCACACGAAACCGTATGGTATGATTACGAAAAGATTTTTACAAATAACTATTCAATAGTTACACCTGAGTATAAAAAACACTTGGAGTTATTTGTTCAGACACCTTATGAAAATGAACAAAACCAACCATATAGAAGAGTTTGGACAAAACCTGTAACATCTTACGCTCGTAATTACTCTAAATTTGATATATCTTTGGCACCGATTAAACAACATATGTTTAACAAAGTAAAATCACAACTTAAAGTTATTGAGGCAGGTTTTTATAAGAAAGCGTTAATTGCGACTAACTATGGGCCTTATACTATTGATTTAAAACATTCATTAAAGAATGGTGAGTTTACAGATGGAAACGCTCTTTTAGTTGATGACGTAAGAAATCATAGTGATTGGGCAAAATACATTAAGAAATTAGTTCAGAACCCAAACATGAGAATTGATATGGGTGAAAGACTATATGAATATGTATCTAAACACTATAGTTTAGATGTGGTAACAAAAACAAGAGCAGAATTTTATAAATCAATCGTATGATAAAGCACCCATTACACAAAATCTTATTTATTGACATTGAAACTGTAGGGGTTTCAAGTAATTATGAAAATTTTAAAAAGGATTATCCTGAACTTCATTTCCAGTTTGTTAATTACTTAGATTGGTTTCAAAAAAGGTTTCCTGAAGACGCTGAAAAAAGTATTGACGAAATCTTTGTTAATCGAGCGGCTTTAGTTCCTGAGTTTTCAAAGATTGTTTGTGTTTCAGTAGGATTTCTTGACCCTAAAGGTGATATTAAAAAACAAAGTTTTTTTAACTCAGATGAAAAAGCGTTACTTACAGATGTTAACACATTATTAAATCGAGTTGATAAGTTAGGTTTTATCCTTTGTGGACATAATCTTAAAAACTTTGATATCCCTGTATTGGCAAAAAGAATGTTAGTTAATGGTATTTTACCATCATCAATACTTCCATCTTATGACACTAAACCGTGGGAGATTAAAGCAATTGATACAAAAGAAATTTGGCAATATGGACAATTTGGAGCGATAAGTTCATTAGAATTAATGTGTGTTTCACTTGGTATTGGAACTTCTAAAAATATGGAAGTAACAGGAAATAAAGTTCATAACGCATTTTGGAATGAAAACAAATACCAAGAAATTCAAGAATATTGTGAAAAAGATGTTGAGGTATTAATAAAAGTTTTAATAAAATTAACAAACTTATGAGTGAAAAATTTGATTTTGCAAGAGAATTAGAAGAATTAAAAAAATTGGTTGATGACTTTAGCCAATTACAAGAACAAGAATTAAATGATGAATTAGGGTTTGATATTAATGAATTTGAGGATGCAAATCAATTTATTGGAGATGGGAAAATTACAATAAATTTTGTTTCAACAAATGAAAAAGAATTAAATTACGCATACGAATCAGATAGTGGGTTTGATTTATATGCCAATGAAGAAGTTAAAATACCTGCGTTTGGTAGAGCTTTAGTTCCGACAGGTATTTCAGTTGATTTACCCCAAGACTTTGAGATACAAGTTAGGTCAAAAAGTGGTTTAGCAATCAATCAAGGGTTAATGGTTTTAAACTCCCCAGGAACTGTAGATGAAGGTTATACTGGTGAAATTAAAGTCATTATTTTTAATACAAACAACCATGAATTTGTAATAACAAAAGGTATGAAAGTCGCTCAAGCGGTAGTTGCAAGATGTATTACTGGTAGATGGGTTAATTTAAAAAAAGTAGATAAAATAGAAAATAAAGATAGAGGTAGTAAAGGTTTTGGGAGTACAGGAATATGATAACAATTGGATATAGTACAAGAAATTCTAATCCTCAATTTCAAGAGTATCTAAAAAAATCTTCAGGTCATCCAAAGGTACAAATTATTGAGAAAGTTAATAACGGTGAAAAAAATCTTTCAGAAGTTTATAATGAAATAATTTCAGAATCAATTTTTGATATTGTTGTATTATGTCATGACGATATTTATTTTGACACGTCAAATTGGGCTTCAAAATTAGTTAAACAATTTGAAAGAAATGATGATTTTGGAATTTTAGGTATGGCAGGCACAACTGAAATGCCTAAAAGTGGAATGTGGTGGGAAGACCGTACAAAAATGTTTGGGATAGTCAATCATGAATCTGAAGGTAAAAAATGGGAATCAAAATATTCTGATTCATTAGGTAATGATATAAGAGAAGTTGTGGTTGTTGATGGTGTTTTTATAGCATTAAATAAACAAAAAATTAAATCTAAGTTTGATGAAACCGTTGATGGTTTTCACATGTATGATGTGAATTTTTGTTTTAAAAACAATATTGAAGGGGTAAAAATTGGTGTGTTAACTAATATTCGTATTACTCACAAATCAATAGGTATGACCAATCAAAAATGGGAAGATAATAGAAAACTTTTTGTTGAAAAATACTCAGAATACTTACCTAAAAAAATAAAATTTACCGAAAATAATAAATTAAAAGTTTTAATTAGTTGTTTGTTTTTCCAAAAATTTACAGGTTCTGAAATGTATGTTTTTGAATTGGCAAAAAATTTAGTAAAACAGAATTGTGATGTGACTGTGGTTGCGTCTGAAACAAATGGGCCTTTGGTTTTAATGGCAACTAAATTAGGTATTAAAGTTAAAAACATTAAAGATACACCAGGTTTTAAAATGGGAGATGGTAAATGGGTAACAATGACTGAAAGAGGCCCTGAACCTTCAGTTCCAAACAAATTTTATCAAGTAGATACCCCTCATTTTGATATCATTCATTGTCAACATAAACCAATTGTTGATATTATGAATATGTTATATCCAACGATTGATAAAATTTGTACAATTCATTCTGAAGTAATTGAACTTGAAAATCCTGTAATTCACAATAGTATTAAAAAATACATTGCAATACGTCCTGAAATTAAAAAACATATTATTACTAATTTTAATATTTCGGAAGATATTGTAGACATAACTTACAATCCAATTGATGAAACTAAATTTTATAATAAAAATTTAAAGTCTGAAAATTATATTTTGTTTGTTGGTTCTATCGATTACCTGAGGAAAAATACAATATATGATTTAGTAACGTTATCAAAAGAAGAAAATAAAGAACTTTGGTTAGTCGGTGAAAATAAAGACACATATTTAACCAATTTATTAAAAAATTCACATGTTAAACATTTCCCACCAACGTTAGAAGTTGATAAATATATTCACAAATGTACAGAAACTGCAGGTATTTTATTAGGTAGAACTACCATTGAAGGTTGGATGTGTGGTAAATCAGGTTGGATTTATAATGTAGACAATTATGGTAATATTATTAATAAAAAATTATATAATGTACCCGATGATTTAGAAAAATTTAAATCTTCTGAAGTTTCAAAATTTATTAAAAAGAAATATATAGAATTATTAAACAAATGAAAAAAACAATTATAACTATCACCGGTATTAGACCCGATTTTATAAGAATGTCTGAAATTTTTAAAAAATTAGATAACAATTTTAATCATATATTAATACATACAGGACAACATTATGATAAAATGTTATCCGATGTATTTTTTGATGAGTTATCAATACGTAAACCTGATTTTAATTTAGAAATCGGCTCAAAAGGAAAAGAACATTTTCATCAACAAGCTGATTTATCTGTTAAAATTATTGACTTAATTCGTAATGAAAATATAAATCCTGATTTAATAATTTTTTTAGGTGATTCAAATTCGGCTTTAGCATCGGTACCTCTTAAAAAAGAGGGGTATAAAATCGCCCACATTGAGGCAGGTATGAGGTCTGGTGATAAAAGAATGCTTGAAGAAATTAATAGAATTGTTTGTGACCATTGTAGCGACCTTTTGTTTGTTTATCATGATAATTACAAAGAAAAATTGATTAGAGAATCAATTAATCCAAAATCAATTTATGTTGTAGGAAATACAATTAAAGAGGTTGCAAATAAAATAGAATTAAATAAATCTAAAAAAAATAATAAAATAATTTTAGATATTCATAGACCTGAAAATTTTAATAGTAAGGAACGTTTAAAAAACATATTAAACTATGCTAATATTTGTTCCCAAAGATTTGGGATACCTGTTGAAATGTTATCATTTAAAAGAACTATTGATAAAATATCCGAATTTAATTTAGATTTAGAAAATATTAAAGTAATTGATTTATTATCTTTTAAAAATTATATAAATGAAATGTACCATTCTAAGTTTATAATTTCAGATTCAGGTACAGCTCAAGAAGAACCTTGTTTATTTAATACTCCAGTTATTGTCCCAAGAGATTTCACTGAAAGACCTGAATCGGTTGAATCCGGATGTTCATATATGATTAATGTAAATGAATTAGATGTTTCGTGGATTGAGTCATTTAATTATCTGTCAAATTATAACTCAAACACAGATTGGTTAGGAGATGGTAAAACATCAGACAAAATTATTGAAATATTAAAAGAAAAATTATGATTTCTATTGTTACCGCATATCACAATCGAAAAAAAATATTTATTAAAACATTAGAAAGTTTTAAAAAAAGTAGTTTTACTGATTTTGAAGTTATCGCTGTCGATGACTGTAGTCACGAAGATGAGAGATTAGAAGATTTGGTAGACAAATTTCCTTTTTTAAAAATTGTTAGATTAGAAAAAAAAGATAAATGGTATGTAAATCCATGTGTTCCTTTTAACGTTGGATTTAACCATGTATCAGGTGATAAAATTATTATACAAAATCCTGAATGTTTACATTCAGATGATATTTTAAATTTTGTAAACGAAAATTTAATTGATAATGATTATTTATCATTTGCTTGTTATTCTTTAAGTGAAATTCAAACATCGGCAGTGTTACAACTTAATGATTTTAAATCATTTATTAACCCCTCAACATATAAAAAAATATCAGTAGTTAATGATGGTGATGAAGGATGGTATAATCATTCATTATATCGACCAAAATCTTATCATTTTTGTACCGCAATAACTAAAAAAGATTTAAAAGAATTAGGAGGATTTGACGAAAGATTCGCAACTGGAGTAGCGTTTGATGATGATGAATTTATACATAGAATTCGTCTTAAATTAAATGTCAGGTTTATTGATGATTTTGTTGCTCTTCATTTATGGCATTACGGAAATGATAAAAATGCAACAGTAACAAATAGAGTAAACATGGATAATAAATTTTGGGAAATGTGGAATAAAAATAATTACTTATTCAATTATGTGACTAAACTTGAAAATAAATACTCGATAAATAATGGCTAAAAAAATATTTGACTGTTTTAAATTTTTTAATGAAATAGAATTATTACATCTACGATTAATGGAATTAAATCCTGTTGTAGATTATTTTGTATTAGTTGAATCCAACAAAACACATACAGGAAATCCAAAAGAATTTCTTTTTGAGAAAAATAAAGAAATTTTTAAAGAATATCTTCATAAAATAATACATGTTAAAGTTGAGGATTTACCAACTTATTCTCCTGATAATATTTGGATACCCGAAAATTACCAAAGAAATTGTATAATGAGAGGTTTAGTTGACCATGCATCTGAAGGAGATAAAATAATTGTTTCAGATTTAGATGAAATCCCAAATACCGACTTAATTGTTAGTAATATTGAAAATAATCAATGGGTAACATTTAAACAAAATTTATATTATTATTACGTTAATTGTAAACAAAACTGTTTATGGGATGGCCCTATTATGGCAAATTATGGCAGTTTCCAATCACCCCAACAATTAAGAAATACTGGGAGAAGTGGTTATAATAGTAAATTTCATGGTGGATGGCATTATAGTTTTATGGGAGGGCCTGATAGAGTTAGGTATAAAGTTGAGAATATCGCAGAATCTTCATTAATTATTAATAGTGTTGGTAATCCATCTGACATTGAGTATAAAATGAAAAATCAAATTGATTTATGGAATCGTACTGATGATTACGCCAAAAAAGAAATTGTTGATATAACAAATGATAAACCAAAATCTATGGATAAATTTTTAGAATTATATCCTAACTTTTTTTATAAAAATTAAACATATGAAAAAAAATATTGAAATAATCTCATTGATTTTTAAGTCAATTGACTATCTCGAATTAATTTACAATGAACTAAAAAGTAGTAAATGTAAAGTTGATGGGTGGGATATTAATGTAAGAATTGTTGCAAATGATGCAACAGAAAAAATTTTAGATAAATTAAAAACTTTAGATATTCCGTATACAATATATAACGACCCAAAACCAAATGATTATTATTTAAATCGAGTTTATAGGTGTTGGAATTTTGCAGGTAAAACTAGTGAATATGATAATATTTGTTTTGTTAATTCAGATATGGTGTTTAGTGATGGATGGCTTGAAAATTTATTAAAACATCATGATGGTATTAATATACCGACATCAAGATTAGTTGAAAGTGGTAAAATGAGAAGTGGGACTTATGGTATTAGTATAGACTGTGGAAAAAGTCCTAAAAAAATTGACTACGAACTATGGGAAAAAGTTAACACGTCAATGAGAGAAGATAATGCATACTCAGGTGGTTTATACATGCCATGTATATTTGAAAAGAACCGATTTATTGAGAGTGGTATGTATCCTGAAGGTAACATTTATACTGATGGAGTTGGTACTTTAAATGGGTTTGTTCAAAGTGGGGATGATTGGTATTTTAGAAAATTAGAAGCGACTTATGGGATGAGACATGTTACAGTATTTGACTCATTAGTTTATCACATACAAGAAGGTGAAAAAGATGAATAAATAATGAATAAAAAATAAAAAATAGTGAAAAAAAAACTAACCGTAATCGGAATAATATCCGCAACTTTAGAAGAAGCGTTAAAAGGGTGGGAATATAATTATATTTTAAATGATTTATTATCCGAATTTGAAATTGATGTTAAATTAATTTCAGGTAATTTAGACGTTTTTATTGAGAACTCTTTAATAATATACTCATCAGATGACCGTGAATTAAATAAAGATATTAGAGATTATTTTGAAAATTATAAAAATAAAGGTATAAAGTTTAATTTATTCCACATTTCAAATGAACAATTAAATCATAATTGTGACTATTATGATTATGCTAATGTAGTAATAAGAAATTATTATGACCCAAAAATTAATAAACAAAATGTTATAACAGTACCTTTAGGATATAAATCAGGAATTAAAAATAAAAATCAAAATTATCTTAAATTTAATCAAAAAAAATATAATTTTTGTTTTATTGGACAATTAAAACAAGATAGATTCAATGTAGTCACACAAATTTCAAAATTTAATAAAGTTTTCATTCATATTACTAAAGGATGGAATTGTCCAACATCAATTAATTCAACCGAAATGGGTGAAATTTATTCCTCAACTTTATTAGTTCCATGTCCAATGGGTAACATTAATTTTGATACGTTTAGAATTTGTGAAGTATTAGAATCAGGGTCAATTCCTATTATAAAAAAATATAGTGGAAATAACTATTTTGAAAACATTTTTGGGGAAAACCCAATCCCAATTGTTAATGATTGGGATGAAATTATTAATGTTTATAATAATATTTTATTAAATCCTGATTATGAAATAACAAAAATAAATGAATGGTATTTTGAATTTAAACAAAAATTAAAAAATATTATATATAATAAACTACAACAAATGTAATATGGAAAAAATATATTCTAAAATTAATGGTGAACTTCTTCATCAAGTTGTAAGATTATCTGATGTTATTTCTGAACGCACCGATTTAAGTGTAGATAAAAATTATTTACAATGTGCGAGTTTAAAATTATCTAAAGGACATACATTTAAACCTCACAAACATAATATAATCCCAAGACATGATGAAAATTATATACCTCAAGAAAGCTGGTGTGTTATAAAAGGAAAGGTACAATGTATTTTTTATGACATTGATGATAATATAATTGCGGAACCAATATTGTCCGCAGGAGACATTAGTTTTACATTCAATGGTGGACACAATTATTTGATTTTAGAAGATGATACTATAGTATACGAATATAAAACAGGGCCGTATTTTGGTCAAACCATTGATAAAACTTTTATCTAATGAAAATAGGTGATGATGTTGTTTTAGATTTAGATATAATAATAAAAGAAAAAAATAATTGTGTTATAGGTAGTCATGTTGCAATAGATAAAGGATTTTATTGTACAACAAAATTACATATTGGTGATTATACACATATTAGTCCTTATGTAACAATTATAGGTGGTAAAAACTCAGATTTTACGGCCAAAGGGTTTAATAACATAATGGCCGGAGCTAGAATTGTATGTGGTTCAGATAGATTTGATGATAGTGGATTATTTGGTGCGATGATACCTGAAGAATTAAAAGGTACTCAAATAATTAAACCTGTTCTTATTGAAGAATTTTCTAATATCGGAACAAATTCTATTGTATTACCCGGCTCAAGATTAAGACGTGGTGTTCTATTATCCGCAGGTAGTTTATTAATGGGAGATACTGAAGAATGGGGGGTATATAAAGGAAATCCCGCAGTTTTAGTTAAAAAAATAGATAGTACAAAAATACTTTACAACGCAAAAAAATTAGGATATAATTACTAATCTTATGGAACAAGTAAATATGGATATTGTGACAGAATTTGAAAAAAGGATATCACAATTTTACAATGCACCTTACGCAGTTGCTGTAGATAGTTGTACACATGGTATTGAATTATGTTTAAGATTAACAAATGCTACTAAAATTAATGTCCCATTAAGAACTTATTTGTCCGTACCCATGTTGTCTAAAAAATTGGGAATTGGATTAGATTGGAGAGATGAAAAATGGGAAGATTATTACACTTTAAATTACGAAGAAAAAAGAATAATTGACGCAGCGGTATTGTGGAAAAAAGACAGTTATATACCAAACACATATATGTGTTTAAGTTTTCAATTTCAAAAACATTTAAGTTTAGGTAGAGGAGGGATGATTCTTTTGGACAACGAACAAGATGCTATTCAGTTAAAAAAAATGAGTTATGATGGTAGATTACCCAACATCCCATGGAGAGAACAAAATATTGACACAATGGGTTACCATTATTACATGACTCCTGAGACCGCCAAATTAGGATTAGATAAATTGTCTAATGCTATTAATACAAATCCTAGAAAATGGAGATATGAGGATTGGCCAGATTTGACTAAAATGAATTTTTTTAAAAGTTAAAAATAAAATATGATTAAACGTGCATTTATAACCGGTGTAGGTGGCCAAGATGGGTCATATCTAGCGGAATATCTTTTATCATTAGGATATGAAGTTCATGGTATTATAAGAAGAAATTCTACACCTGAACACCAACAAAGTAGACTTGACGAAATACGAGACAAAATAAATATATATTATGGTGACTTGTTAGACCAATCCAACATTGAACGATTATTAAATGAAATACAACCTGATGAGATATACAATTTAGCGGCTCAAAGTCATGTACGTATTAGTTACGATATTCCACAATTTACATCACAAGTTAATTCTTTAGGTGTTTTAAATATTTTAGATGCTTATCGTAGAATTTGTCCTAATGCGAAATTTTACCAAGCAAGTAGTTCGGAAATGTTTGGAAGTTCGGTAGACCCTGATGGATACCAAAGAGAAACAACTCACATGAATCCAGTTTCACCATATGGGTGTAGTAAAGTATTTGGGTATAACATTGTTCGAAATTATAGAAACGCATATAATTTACATGCCAACAATGGTATTTTATTCAATCATGAATCTCCTCGTAGAGGTTCTAATTTTGTTACTAATAAAGTAGTTAAAGCTGCGGTGATGATAAGTTTAGGGTTATCAGATAAATTAGAACTTGGTAATATGGACTCATACAGGGATTGGGGTCACTCCAAAGATTATGTAAAAGCAATGCATTTAATATTACAACAGGATAAACCAGTTGATTTAGTTGTTGCAACTGGGGAATCAAGGTCAGTTAGAGATATGTGTGAATATGTTTTTAGTAAATTAAATTTAAATTATAAAGACTATGTCATTCAAAATGATAAGTTTTTACGTCCTGAAGAATTACCATACCTTAAAGGTGATTCAAGTAAAATTAGGTCTTTAGGATGGAGTCCTGAATATAGTTTTGAGACAATGATGGATGAAATGATTGATTATTGGTTAAACATTTATAAAAAATAAAATAAATTATGGATAATAAAATTGGGTGGTTAGTTAACGATACACTTACGTGTATCCCAAATACAAGAACATTTTGGCATGACCTATTAGAATGGTTTCCAGGTCTTCAAGATAAATGCGACGGACATACAAGTTACGCAATATTAGCAAATAAAATAGAATCTATTAGAGAGCGTCCCGATTATATAATTAGAAACGGAAGTTATTTTCGTAAACTTAATATCGATGTCCCAACATTTTGTCTGATACAAGATACTATGGATAATCCAATGCAAACTGAAGTTATAAATTCATGTACTTGTGTAGTTTTTGCTTCTAAACAAACGTATAATCTTTATAAAGAAAGAATTAATCCAAAAAATGTAAGAGTAATTGAACAATCATCTGACTTTAATTTTTTTAAACCTATCCCTGAAAGACATCCTGATGTTTTACCTAATTCAATTATATTCATAGGTGATTCATCTTACGAAAAAAAAGGATTTCATAGAGTTTTAAACCTTATTGAGACAATGACAGATTTTAACTTTTGTTTAGTAATGAAAGATAATACAACTATTGACGCAATTCCTGAACATAATAGAAATAGAGTAAGAATATTTAACAGAGTTGACACAAATACAGTTAGACTTTTAATAAATTCATCAGTGTGTGGTATTTGTACCTCAGGAAATGAAGAAGGTCATTTTGCGGGAATTGAGATAGGTGCGTGTGATATACCGATGGTTGCAAGACCTATGGGGTGTTATTTAGATAGACAAGATGACAAAACATGGGGATTAGTTTCTAATGATGAAGATTTTCCTGAAACAATAAGATATGTTACCAGCAATCGACAACTTTTTTCACCACGAGAGTATTATTCAAAAGAATATACTTTAGAACGTTGTCGTGAAAAATGGACAGACTTAATTACTGAATTTGTTAAATAAAATAAATATGAAATTCACAGTAGAAATAAAATCAGGTTTATGTAATGTTATTAAATCTTTTGTCACGGCTTTAAGTATTGCGGAAACTAATATCTTACCAAGATTTGATGCTCACTTTGACGCTAATTATTATGAAATTTTAGATGATAGTTTAATTTGTCATGGTACACATGAATTTGGGGAGTCATTTGTTTCAGCAAGATTCCTTATTTTAAAATCAGAGGAAAGTGAACAACCAGATTTAATTAATGACGCAAAATCATTAGGTGACCACCCAAATATTGCAAATAAAAAACTTTCTTATTTGTTTTCAACACACTCAATTGATTGGTTTTTTGATAGAAAACTTATATCTGATACAGTGTATGACAGGATACAAAATGGAATTAGTAAAATTAAATGGAAAAATGAAGTTTTGTCTGAGGTTGATAGAATTTCGCAAAATTTTGAATATCCGTTACTAACAATTCAAATAAGAACGTGGACACATAAATTTGACCCACCATACTGTACAAGTATTCGTGATGGAGTTATTCGAGATTATAATTTTGAAACATATAAAAACGCAATTGATAAATTCTTACCAAAAGTAAAAACAATTTTTCTCACTTCAGATAATGATAGTGTTTTACCTGAGTATTTGGAATACTTAAAAGATTATAATGTAATAACTTATACTAAACCAGATAACATTACACAGATGCAATATTCTGCCGCAAGTATGTTAATAGCTTCAAAATGTGATATGTTGGTGTGTAATCGTCTTAGTACATTTTCAGAATGTATTTGGTGGTTTGGTGGATGTAAAGCCGAAACAATACCTGTTTTTTAAACATAAAAAAATATAAATAAACAATAATAAATTAAAACAAAAAGTATGTCTATGTTCGCATATGGAAAATCCCATCATTCAGATTTAATCATTCAATTAGTTAAATCAATTAACTGTCAGACTTATTTAGAATTAGGTATTTACGACGGTATGACTATGGCAAGTGTTGCCCAAATAGTTCCTAGAGTTATAGGTGTAGATATTAAAGATATCAGAATACATAAAAATATTGGTGAGTTTCATCAATCAACAACTCAAGAATTTTTAAATAATTTTAATGAAAAGGTCGATGTTATTTTTATTGACGCTGACCATTCTTTTGAATCGGTTAAAAAAGATTTTGAATTGTCATTAAGATTACTTAATGAATTTGGTATGATAATTTTACACGATACTGACCCAATATCAGAAGAATATCTAAGCGAATTACGTTGTGGTGATTCATATAAAATGATTGACTGGTTAAAAGAAAATTATCCTGATATGGATGTTTTAACATTACCTGTATCAGAAGCGGGGCTAACAATAATTAGACGCTCTAATGAAAGAAGAGTAAATAAATTTATAAAATAATGAAAGAAAAAGTTTTATTAGTAGGTGGTGCCGGTTACATCGGAGGATTAACATCAGATTATCTTATTAGAGAAGGGTTTGATATAACTATTTACGATAATTTATTATATGAAAATAGGTATTTAAAAGATGTTTCTTTTATTTATGGAGACATTAGAGATACTGATAAACTTTATGAAGTATCTAAAGATTTTGATATTATAGTTTTAATGGCTGCTTTAGTTGGTGACCCGGCTTGTAGTGTTGACCCATTTTTAACTGAAGAAATTAATTATAATTCTATTAAAAATTTTTGTGATATTGTTTCACCCGATAAACATTTAATTTTTATGTCTACGTGTTCAGTTTACGGAGCTCAAGATGGTATATTAGATGAATTAAGTGAAACAAATCCATTATCATCATATGCATCAACAAAACTTAAAGCCGAAAAACACATTTTAGACAAAAATGGGACAATTTTTAGATTAGGAACTGTATTTGGTCTTGGTGACACATATTCTAGAATTAGAATGGATTTAGTTGTTAATGTATTAACTATGAAGGCGGTAAAAGAAGGTACTATAACTATTAATGGTGGTGAACAATGGAGACCAATAATTGCCGTTAAAGATATAGCAGGATATATTACAGAGGCGTGTAAAGAAAAGTACCCAGGAATTTTTGTTTTATCAAAAGAAAATGTTATAATTAAAGAACTAGGTGAACGTGTCGCTAAAATAGTACCTAATACTAAAGTAACGTACACTGAAATATCTTTTCAAGATGCTAGAAATTATCGTGTTGATAATTCAAAATCTTTAAAAGTTTTTAAATATAAACCAATTACAACCGTTGAGGATGAGGTATTAAGAATGGTAACTTTATTTGAAGAAAATAGAATTGAGAACCCTGAAGATAAAGTTTACCACAATGGAGCGTTTTTAACAAATAAAAAAAATCAAAAAGAATTATTATGGACACAAAAAAATTAATGAATGGTGGTATCTCTGTTGATGATAGAGGTTCGGTTAGATTTGTTAATGATTTCAATTTTGAAAATGTAAAAAGATTTTACCAAGTTGAGAATCATAGACAAGGATTTATAAGAGCATGGCATGGTCATAAAAAAGAAGGAAAATATGTTTATGTATCTAGTGGTACTGCGCTTATTGGAATTGTTAATATGGAAACTGAAGAAGTTACAAAATATATTTTAAGTTCAAAACAACCAAAAGTATTATTTATCCCACCAAATCACTATAATGGTTTTAAAAATTTAGAAGATAATACTTCAGTTATTTTCTTTTCTACCACATCATTAGAAGAAAGTTTAGGTGACGATATAAGATTACCACATGATAATTGGAATATATGGGAAGAAGATTTTAGATAAAAAAATAAAAAAAATAAAAAAATTATGAAAATTTATATTTTAGGTTCAAAAGGGATGTTAGGTAAATATGTATACAGTTATTTATCTGAAAAATTTAATGTTAGTGAAATTAATAGAGATATTCTTGACGCTTCACATCAAACAGAAAAATCAATAGAAGATATATTGATAAAGAGTGGTGTTAATAAAGGTGACGTTATAATTAATTGTATTGGTACAATTAAACCTAGAGTTGACCAATTAGGAGATTTAAATGCGATTTTAGTTAATTCAGTATTTCCAAGAATGTTATCAAATATTTGTGAAAAAAATGAATGGAACATGATTCACCCAACAACTGATTGTGTGTACTCAGGTAAAAAAGGTAGATATAACGAAAACGATAAATATGATGTTGATGATGTGTATGGTATGTCAAAAGCTATTGGTGAACCAAATAATTGTACAATAATAAGAACTTCAATTATTGGTGAAGAGGTTAATCAACACAGGTCTTTAGTTGAGTGGGTTAAAAGTCAAAAAAATAATAAAGTTAATGGGTTTCTAAATCATTTTTGGAATGGTATAACTTGTTTAGAATGGGCTAAATTAGTAGAAAAAATTATAGATAACAAAGATTTTTGGAAAGGAACTAAACATTTTATTTCACCAACTCAAGTGTCAAAATATGATTTAGTTAAAATGTTATCAAATTCATACAATTTAAATATTGAAATTAATCCAGTTGATTCAGAATCTATTGTTGATAGAACGTTATCAACAATCTTTGATATAAAATACGATATACCTGAATTGGAATTTCAAATAAGTGAAATGCAATTATTCTCAAAAAAGTTATACACAAATTAAATAATGACAAGAAAAAAAACAATTAGTAAAGACAGTCAATATATTCCTACTGACTCTAAACCAAAAATGTCTAAGAAAGACCAAATTAGTGGTATGATTAAAAAGAGTAAGGATAAATTCTTAACTCAAAGTCAACGAGAGTATTACGATAAATTAGTTAGAAATCAAATTACAATTTGTTCAGGTCCTGCAGGTGTTGGTAAAAGTTTTATAGCAATGAAAGCGGCGGTTGATTTAATTGCTGACCATACTTCACCTTACGAAAAGATTATCATAGTTAGACCCGCAGTTGAAGCAGAAGAAAAACTTGGTTCTTTGCCTGGTAACGTTGAAGAAAAACTAGACCCATATATTTTCCCATCATATTATCTTTTAAATAAAATTATAGGTAAAGAAGCGAGAGAAAAATTAAAACAAATGGAGGTTATTGAAGTTTTTGCTTTAGCCTACATGAGAGGGATGAATATTGATAACTCTATTTTAATATTTGAAGAAGCTCAAAATGCCACTCCAAAACAAATGAAATTATTATTAACTCGTATTGGTACTGACAGTAAATTTTTTATCTCAGGTGATTTAGAACAAACTGACAGATATAAAGATAAAAAACATTCAGGTTTGTGGGATGCAATTGAAAAATTTAAAAATATTTCCGAGATTGGAGTTCATGAGTTTGGAGATGAAGATGTTGTTAGAAATCCATTGATTACTGAAATATTAAAAAGATATGAAGATAGGAATTGAGGTTAATGGTGTATTAAGAGATACCATAAGTAAATTTAAAAGTGTTTACGATAAATTCTTAATTCAATCAACAGATGGTATTGAAGAAGATGAAAACAAATTTGAATATTCAATAGTTGAGCCAATCGATACTTTAGATTTATTTAATCATTTTTTATTTCCTTCAAAAGAAGAAATGTTTTCCTTTATGTTTGAGGATTGTCCTATGGAAATTTTTGGACACTCACCATCAAGTGAAATGATGACATTTGCGGATTTAAATGAAATTTATGTTAAACATAGAAATGATATTGAATTTACAATTATTTCCGATGAGATTTCAAAATCAAAACCAGCTACATTATTTTTTTTATCAAAGTTTAGTTGTCAATTTGAAAGAATAATTTTCTATAATGAAATAACAAAAAATCAAATTCTGAATGATTTTGATTTAATAGTTACTTCTAACCCTGATATTCTTATTAATTACAATAACAAAGTTATAAAATATAAAACCCTTTATAACGAAAAAATAAACTCGTCTAAAACAATTGAAAAAATTAAAGAATTAGACGAAATAATTACAAATTTAAAGAATGTTAAAAATACTGGGGGAACATTATTACATTGATTTAGAGTCAGCCCAATCAATTATTAATATAGACACACCAAACTCATCTGGTTCAACAGAACAACAAATAGGGGTAGTTCAATATGAAATTATTAAAATGATGTTAGAAGTTATTTTAAGCGAGACAGAAGAAGTTGATGAAACTTTAGGTGAAAAAGCATCTGCATCAATACCATTTAAACTAGCCTTTAATACCTTATTAAATAATAAAATAATTCAAAAATACTAAATTATGGAAGAAACAATTAAAAAAATTGAGGACTCAATTAAAAATTTAAGTGAAAAAAAATCAAGAATTTATTTTTTCGCTCAAGATACTTTAGGGAATGCTAAAGCGTCAATCAAATACATTTATGATATGGCATTAACTCTTAAAAATGCCGATTATAATGTTATTATTTTACATGAAAAACCTAATTACTTTGGAGTACAAAGTTGGTTAGGTAATAAATACGATTCCATCCCTCACCAATCAGTAGAAGGACAAAATTTACAAATAGCTCCTGAAGATTTTATGATTATTCCTGAAATTTTTGGTTATGTTATGAGTCAATTAACAAACTTACCTTGTACTAAAATTGTATTGTCACAGTCGTATGATTATGTTTTTGAGACCCTCCAACCTGGACAAACTTGGCAACAATTTAACTTTACAAAGTGTATCACAACTTCAGAAGAACAAAAAAATTATGTCTCAAAATTAATGAGAATGAGTGCTATTGACGTTATTGAGCCAGTGATTGATGAGAATTTTGTTGTTTCTGAAAAACCTGTTAAACCAATTATTTCGGTTGTGTTTAGAGAACAAAGAGATTCAATTAATTTTATTAAATCATTCTATCAAAAGTATCCACAGTTTAGATGGATTACTTTCCGTGATTTAAGAGGTCTATCCCAAGAAGAATTTGCAAGTTCGTTAAGAGAATCTATGTTGTCAGTATGGAATGATAGAATTAGTTCTTTTGGTACCTTCCCATTAGAATCTATGAAAAGTGGTGTCGCGGTTATGGGTATAGTTCCAAAACTAGTCCCAAGTTGGTTGAGTGAAGAAAATGGAATTTGGATACAAGATGAAATAAAACTTGTAGACTATGTTGCAGATTTTGTTCAAAATTGGTTAGAGGATAATGTTTCTGAAAACCTTTACAAAAATGGTGTTGAAACTGCGGAAAAATACAGTGACGTAGAAAAATTTGAAAAGACAATTTTATCAACGTTTGAAGGTTACCTTCAGGTTATAAAAGAAAATTTTGAAACTGAATTAAATAAACTACAATTAATTGAAAATTAATATTATGGAAAATATTTTAGATTTAAGTGTTATATTACCTATTAAGAATATGGTAATGAGAGATTTTGAAGACTTTTTTAAAAAATCAATCGAGTCTGTACTATCTCAAGATTTCTTACCAAAAAACTTAATTATAGTTCACGGTAAAGATAAAAATTTATCAAATTATTTGGAAAATTACGATTTTCAAAATCTTACAGTCACGACTTTTGAATTCGATGGTGAACCAAATTTTTCAAACCAAGTTAATTTTGGAATTACAAAGGCTGAAACTAAATGGGTTAGTATTTTAGAAGTTGATGACGAATACTCAAAAATTTGGTTTAAAAATGTAAAAAAATATTTAGATTCATATTCTGATGTTGACGCATTCCTACCTATCGTAGTTGAGGTAGATAATAAATTAACTTTTCAAGGTTTTACAAACGAAGCAACATTTGCGGCTAATTTCTCACAAGAAATGGGATATCTAACAAATGAAACTTTATTACAATATCAAAATTTTCAAACGTCAGGAATGGTATTTAAAAAATCTTTAATTGAGGACTTTGGTGGATTTAAACCAAACATCAAATTAACATTTGTTTATGAATTGTTACTTCGTTTAACGTACAATTCAGCGAAAATTATGACTATACCTAAAATTGGTTACAAACATACTAATTTAAGAGAGGGTTCTATTTTTTGGGAATACAAAAATGGTGAAACCAAACTTGAGGAGGATGAGGTTAAGTTTTGGGTATCTTCAGCTAAAAAAGAATATTTTTTTAGTGAAGACAGAAACATAAAATTTGTTACTGAAAACGTTTAATGATATTAAGCGCGAGCTCAATAGAAATTAACGTTACGACGAAAAAAAAGTCTAGCGGTGAAAATTACTTTGATATAAGAGAAGAGAACGCAGTCAGAATGTTTCTGACCGCTTCTACTTTTGAAGAAAAAAATAAGATTTATAATGAATACTTGAGACATCCTTTGGATAAAATGATTTCTTCAATTATTCGTAGATATAAATTATACAGAAAAGATATGGATTTTATTGAAATCCATACCGATACTCACTCTTTTTTAATGACTAAAATAGAAAAGTTTAGTCCTTCTAAAGAAAAAAAGGCGTATTCATATTTTGGCACAATTTGTAAAAATTATCTAATGGGTCAAATTTTAAAAGACCAAAAAGAACAAAACCGAAAAATTTCCTATGAAGATATTTCAGGTGATTTAGAAAATTCTCCTGAAATGGTTTATTATTTAGATGTTGAGCCACTTGAAGAAGTTAATTTAATCCCGATACTAATTGACTATATTAAAGAAACTATTGAAATTGATGATTTAAATGAAAGTGAAATGAAATTGGGTATTTCATTAGTTGAAATTATGGAAAATTATGAGACTATTTTTCCAGCAACTGATAACAATAAATTTAACAAAAATATCATTTTATTATCGCTCAGAGAGATGACAAATATGTCAACAAAAGAAATTAGAGCGTCAATGAAAAAGTTCAAAAAAATATATACTGCTCTACTTCAAGTTAATCCTGAATAAAAAATGTCATAAAATATTTATAAGTATGACAAAACCAAAAAAAAAACAAATAAATTTTACACAGGACTCTATTTTAGCTCTGATGCAGGAAATTTATAATGAATTAGTCGAGCAACGCTCTACTGCAATTAGAATTCAAAATAAAATGATTTCTATGATGAAAGAGCCTGAAGACATGACTGTAATAGGCCCCGTTATTGAAAAACAACAAAAAATCATAAACGATTGTGTTGAGAAAAAACTTACGTTATCTAAACTACAATCAGGTATATGGGAAAAAAGAAGTAATTCAGAAGAAACTTTTGATATTTCATCTATGGATGATGATGTCCTACAAGGTTTAATTTCAAAGGATATAAATTCAGATATTGAAAAATTTAATCTGTAATGGCCGAAGATATTAGACAAGGTTTTAAAGAAAGTAAGGAGAGAGCCAAAGCCCTCAAAACTTTTACGCAAGTACAAAAAGATTATGACGGTTTTATACAAAACAATACTGATAGATTACAAAAAAAAGCGGACAAAATTCAAATAAATTTAGATTCCGCAACAATTTCAAGAAAAATTAAAGAAAAAACAAGTAATTCATTTGAGGAATTAATTGATTTAGTAAGTCAGACAAATACTAATCCAACGAGTGATTTTTTTATTGGTCTATTACAAGACCAATTACAAAATTTACCAACTTTAATTGAGAATATTATACAAGAATGCGTTTTTAGTTCATTAAATTGTTCTAATGAACAAACTTTTTTAACAAATCAAGAATTATATATTCAAGTAAGTGAAATTGATTTATTTAACCAACTTAAATTAAACCCTAATAGTTCTATTGGGGCTTCAATATATGAAAAAACACCATACGAACAATTATCTTCAAGAAGAAGTACTAATAGGTTTTTATACGAATTAATTCAAACACCTTCAGTTCAACAAGTTTATTACGGTTCATCAGGACAAGAATTATTCAAAATATCTTTTGAAACTTTTAACGGAGTCACCCAAGGAAACTATTTCAAAGTTGTTTTATATCAAAGAATAAATGCTCCAAATAGAGTAACAGATTTTATTATTGATTATTATAAAACTATTAAAATGTTAGATTTTAATAATGCTGTAAATAAAATAGTTGATTTAATTTTAAACATTACAAAATTTAACTCAAATACAGGGCCTTCAAAATATAATGATTGGTTAAAATTTACAAGGATTCTTGAGAGAATTTTAGGAATGTGTTTTGATTCTAATGAAGAAATAGACGTTGGGGGGATATCAAAATATCCTGAAAACGATGATGTTACTGATACCTTTTTTGAATTTACACCAAATGAAATTTCACAAATTGAAAACGAAATTTCTATCATAAGACAAGGTTATGTTGAATTTATTGATTGTAATAATGTTCAACTACCTATCAGTGAGGTTGATTATGTTTTTGACACTATAAGTGAAGTTAATGAGGACGGAAGTAATATTAATTCCATATTTCAAGATATATATTTTAACTTATCTAATGATGATAGATGGCAATTACAAGGAATTTCTCTTGATTACGCTTGGAACCAAGGAATAATTAAAAACTTTGTTAAAGGTGCAATGATGTCTATTTTATCACCAAAAGTTCTTTTACCTTTTGTGGTTATGTCTAAAGCTCTTTCAACAACAGTTTCAAATTTAGATGACAATATTGTAAATGATATAGAAGCAAATTCCCCAGGAATGATGCAATTCGCTAAACAAAATAAAAAAATGATAATATGTGCAACTTCAAAGATAGGTGCATTATTTGTTGAAGCACTATATCTTCAGTTAAAACAAGATATTATTAGATTGGTTAGAGCAATAATATTAGATTTATCTAATACAAAAAATGAAATGAAAATAAACGCTATTAAGGCGATTTTAGACAACACTGAAGCAATAATTAGAGGAGTGGTTAATTTGGTTAATGATTATCGAAGTTGTAAATCATTAATTAATTCAATATTTAATTTATTAAAATTAACCCCTATTCCTAGAAAATATATTTTACCAACACCATTTTTATATTTAACTGAATATCTACCGGGAGTTTTACCTCAAAAAGAAGTTGTAGAATATATTTTACAAATGCAGAGACTTGGTATACAAACAGGGCCAGGTATTAATGGAGAACCTGATTTAGGTACTCTTGAGAAAATTGCGGTCTTTACCGCATCTTTTAATGAAAGGACTAAAAATGGTAAAATTGAAGGTGTTATAGTTACTGAAACAATTTCACCAACAGGTCAGCCAACAGGAAATGTAAGAGTAACAGGTAAATATTTTTAATATGTCAGAAAAAATAAAAGAAATATTAGTCGAGTATAAAACTAAATCAAATAAAGATTTAGTATTAGTAATGGATTTTTTATCAAAAGAATTTGATAATACAAAACATTTAGTTATTGAATTAACAAAAAAAATTGATAAAATAGAATCAACGTATAACAAAATTTTAAAAGAATATGAGTCAAGGAAGGGATGACCAACAAAAACATAGAATATTATTTGGAGGTACCGTTACTCATAATGAAGACAAATATTCATTAGAACGTATTAGAGTTAAACCTGATTTTGAAATTTACCAACAAGTAATTGATTCACTTAAAGATATTACAAAAAATGGTAAATCAGTTTTAAATGCTCAAGGTAATGACATTTTAGAGGAGTTTTTTTACGAAGATATCGACCCTTTTGTTTATATTCCTTTAATTCCCGTTCAATTAAATATTGTCCCTGAAAATAATGATTATGTTCATTTAATTTATTATAATTGGTCTGAAAATACAGGAAGGAAAAACCAATTTTATATTAAAGGTCCGATATCATCTGCAATGTCTGTGGCTCGTGAAAATTCAAATCAGACAAAAAGTATTATGGCTGCAGGACCTAATGTTAAACCAGGTTTACCATTAAAAAATTCAAATGGATACTTTTTTGAAAACACTAAAGGGGTATTTGCCGAACCAAAAGACTATGGAATTTATTCTAAAGGAAGGTCTGATATTATTTTAAAAGATAATGAAGTTTTATTAAGGTCAAAAAAAACACCAATATTAAAAACAAATGAGTATCCCGTAACAAACCCTAAAAGGTCTTTTTTACAATTATCTAATTTTGATAGTAGAACTGTTGTAGGAACTCAAAAAACAATTACTCAAAATTTAACAGTATCTGAACAGATTGTTAAACTTGTTGAGTATGAAATATATTTAGGATTAGATACTGAAGGCCCATTTTCAGGTAATATTAACATATATAATTTACCAGGAAAATCTACTAAAACTTTAACTGATAAATTTACACAACAAACAATTATTGAAGATGTGGTATATGAGTATTTTTCACACTCATTTAATAATATTGATACGTTACAAGAAATCGCCGATATAATTAATAAAGTGATATCAGGATTAAATGATGGACTAATTAACATTACTTATTTAATTCCGAGAGTTACTGTTAATGTTACTGATGTTAGATTTCCATTTTTCTTTAGACCGTCATTATCTTTTCAGCGTAAATTATTAACAGGTACTGACCTTGAACAAAAAAATATTAGCACATTACAATCATTAGTGGCATTTCCTAAATCACAAAAAAATTCTAGTTCGGGATTAATATCAAGTAAAAATGTATATGGATTAAAAAAAGTTTCAAAAAAAGTGAAATACACCCCAAACGTAATTCAAAATGGTGATTTTGGTTATGCAGTAATGGGGTCTGAAAAAATATTTTTAATATCTAACAATTCAAATATTCCAGGATTTGAAAGAATTCAATTAAAAAATTCAGATGTTTATGGAATTGATGAACCGACTTTGTCAGGAAATTATTATAATTCAACAAATTCTATGGTTAGAGGAGAGTCATTAAAGGATTTATTATCATTAATTGTAAGGTTTTTATTAAATCATCAACACCTCTATCATAGGGAACAACCATTTGAATTAACAAGAGAAACCTCTCCTGTATCTAAAACAAGATTGAGGGCCGAATGGAAATTATTTGATACTAAAGTTCTAAATCAAAATATTCGTATAAATTGATATTTATCTAAAAAGAGTAAATGTCAATCCATCGTTCATATTTTAGTAAAAACAATACCATACTTTCAAACAGTTATGTTAATACTGGTAAATCTCCGTACACACAACTTTATTTTGGTTCATCAGACACGGTAATTGCGTCACCAGGATTTAGTAGATTTATATTTGATTTAAATTTATCAGGTCTTACCCAAAAAATTCAAGACGGAGTCATATCTACAGGATGTACTGGATTTTCAGGAATAACTCATACATTAAGAATGACAAATACATCGTCATTTGATAAAGAAGGGTTATCTAATGAATATACCAGTCAAGGAAGATTAAGAGCAACTTCATTTGATTTAATTTTATTTAGAATTCCACTGACATCAGGTAATACAGGAACTGCTCAATTATGGGATGAAGGTGTTGGTTACGATTATTACGATGTCCAAAGAACATTAAATTCTGGGAATGGTTTATTATCACCAATTGCATTACCTCAAGATAAATCATATTCACAAAGACCATCTAATTGGTTTCAAACAACAACATTAAGTGGATGGAGTACAAATGGAATATATAATAATACAACGGGAGGTAATGTTGATTATTCAGATTTAATCATCGTTGATACCCAACACTTTGAATTTGGTAATGAGGATATTGAATTTGACATGACAAATGAAATTAATCAATATCTAACAGGTTCAACATCAGGATTTACAGGATGGGGAATTGCTTATTTACCTCAATTAGAAAATTTAACAGGATTAACTGAAAACTATTCTGTTGGATTTTTTACAAGACATACTCAAACATTTTACGAACCGTTTTTAGAAACTTCGTATAATGATTTAATATTAGATAATAGAAATTCTTTTTATTCACATAACAATAATCGTCTTTATTTATATTCTTATATTGGCGGGGTTCCAACAAGTTTAGATAATCTACCTATTGTAACTCTTGAGAATAATCAGGGTAATGTTGTTGGGACATACACAGGTTGTCAAATAACACAAGGTATTTATCAAATAACAACAAGTGGAATAACTGTAACAACACCATGTATGTTTACGGATACTTGGTCTAATTTAGTTTATGACGGTATTTCATTACCTAATGTGGTTAATGATTTAACTGTATTACCTTATCAAGGGTATTTTACATTAGGAACACAAAGTAGAGACCCTGAATTATTTGGTTTTGATTTTTACGGTATTAAACAAGATGAAAAAATACTTAATACTGATGTTAGAAAAGTTGGTGTGATTATTAAAAAGGCATACACATCAAATCAAGTATTAACCCCTGTCACAGCATATTATAGAATATATGTTAACGAGGGAACTACTGAGGTACAAGTTCAAGATTGGACTCAAATTAATAGAGCTTCTAATGAATACTATTTTATATTTGATACAAAAGATAAAATACCAAATGAATATAATGTTGATATTAAAGTACTAACATCAGGAGAAGTAGATACTTATAAAAAAACACTAACATTCCAAATAGTTAATAAGAAATGAAAAAAGTAGTATTAAAAGAAAACGAATATATTAAATTATTAAAATTTGTATTATCTGAAGCTTTGTCACCAGGTGAAGATAAAATTGACATGATTTTAGATAAAATTAGTCAATCAGGAATGGAATCAATCACACCTGAAGAAAGAGAAACTCTTGAAAAATTTACTAAAGGTATTTCAATAGAAGATGAACCGTCATCTAAAGAAGATTTTATGACTAAAGCTGGTGGTTTTTGGTCTTTTGAATTCCCAGGTATGCCGTCATTTAAATTTAGATATGAGTCAACTGAAGATACTGAAGATGAAAAAATACATACAGGATATCTAACAGTTGATGATAGTGATTACTATGGTGAAATTTATTGTGATACTGAGGGTAATTTTCAAACTTGTATGTTTGAAAATACAACTGAAGGAACTAACGTATTTGAAGATTATGAAGGTTTAGAACACGATATTGAAGTGTTTTTAGATGTAGTCTGTAATGACCTAAAAGAAGATGATATGATTGCGTAATATGAAAAATTTAAATAACATAATTAAAAAAGTTCTTAAAGAGGAAAATCAAAGATATATGTTTTTCTCTAACTTAGAACAAATGAAACGCCAATGTGAAATACTACTTGGTAAAGATAAACAAATGATTGAATCTATTTTAGATAATGGACACGATTGGGCTCAAGACCATATCGCTGAAGCTAAAAATAATATGGACCAAGTATTTGATTTTATCATGAATGAAATTGAAGGTGATGATTTTAGTAGTGAGGACGCAGTTGATGTAATGTATGAAGGTCGTAAAAAAGCTGGTACTAAATTATGTGCTCGTGGTGTTGCGTCTGCAAAATCAAAATATGACGTGTACCCAAGTGCTTATGCGAATGGCCATGCTGTTCAAGTATGTAAGGGCAAAATCAAAGGTCTTGACGGAAAAAAACATTGTTCAGGTGCGTATTGTTAATTAAAAATTTTGAATTATTAAAAAATCATAGTATATTTGTAGTCAAATCATAAATGAAATGACTATAATAAAAAAACTGTGGATTAAGTATCGTCTGTATTTACGTAAATTAGACCGAAAGGATACCGAATTTGACATCTATATGTCTAACGTGAGGAAATGTTCCACCATATGCCGTAAACTCATTCATTCGGAAGATTCTGAACTTATAATCGCTCCAATATCCGATAAAAAATATATCCGTAATGATAAATTAGGTATTTTTGTTACAATGGATGGTGGACAAGTTACAATAACCAATCATACATACAGTTATTTTATTAAATTAAGTAAGATTCAATGGGAAAAATTGGTTATCTCATTCCGTAGAGAAATGGAATATAGAGCAATGGAGATTGAAAAAGAATTGGAAAGTCAAATTAATCATTCACTTGATAATATTTATAATAAAATAAATTGTTAATATTAGAATCATGTCAAAGTTAGATATCCAAATTAAAAAAGTATTAAAAGAAATGTCAGAAGAACCAGAATACGGAAGACTTGATAGAGGTTTAGTTCAAGATGTTATTGATAGAATATTATCTGATGAAACAGGTGAATATAAAAATGCATTAAGAGAATTAAATTCTGAATATAATACAGGACAATACTCAAGACCTGAAAGAACTTATGAGCCACCTAAACCAGGTATTAGAGTTAGCAAAAGTATTTATTAATCTAAAGCTTTCCTGATTAAAGATATTAAGACCGATTCGTTGGTCTTTTTCTTTTTAGGTTTGTATGATGTCATAACAGGTTTTTGACCCTTACCTGTTTGAGTATCTTTTTTTTCAGCCTTTCTTTTTTGTTGACAAGCCGATTGTTTTTGTGAATCAGACATTTTAGCAGCAACTCCTACCGCTCTACATTTAGGATAACCCTTTGTATCACCCTCAGGTCTACCACATGGTGGATGTTTTCCATCTTTTTTACTACAGATATTAACCCAAGGCCCCTTAGGTTGTTTACTACCTTTTGGTTTTTTCTTTGTACCAAACCAAACTCCTAAATCTTCTTTTATAGTATGAACATCGTGTGTTGGAATCTCATAACCACTATCTTTATGTTTTTCCCAAATACCGACAGTTTTTTTAATATTATTTTTAAGATTTTTTTTCTTAGCTTTATTTGTTGTTTGATGGTTACTGTCATCAGTAAATGGTCCTAATTCTTGTTTTCTCCATTTTTTTAAACCTATTTCAATAGGACCTGAATACTCACCAGCACTTACAGAACTATTAGTACCCTCTTTTATTTTTTTATTATCAAAAACTTTTTTAAGTAGTTTTGTGTTAACAGGGTTATCATTCAAATTACTACCATCTTCATCATTCTGAATAGGATGTTTTTTGTCTGACTTTGAAATTGCGACCGACATTTCTTCTTTTCTTTTAATACCCTTAGTATCAATATTACCATCAAGTGAATCAACATATACTTCAGCATTATCATAACCATTTAATTGTTCAGTAAAGGGCTCTAAAATATTCTTATCCCACAACTTTAATCCAGGTCTTAATGGGGCTCTATAACTACCCGCATCACCTGTCGAAGTAGATTCAACAATATATTCGTTATACTCTTTGAATTTTTTTAATATTTCTAATATAACGTTACTTTTCATATGGATTTTTTTTTACTATCTTTATATAAATATAACATACTATGGAACATTTAGAAGAAGATAATTTAAATCAAGAAATAATAGATAAGTTTAATTCTTTATCTTCACCAGAAAGTATTTTTGACACAATACAATTTAATTCTGAAAAAGATTTAAATAACTTTATAAATAATTTAAATGAAATTGAATCCAATCAATGTCTTATACAAGCAATTGTTGCGGCATATAAACGTGGTGCATTTACTTTATTGGAATCTGAAGTAATATCAAAATCCTTGAGAATTATTAAAAAATAAAAAAGGTCAGATTTCTCTGACCTTTTTTTATCTACATTAAGATAGATTATCTTAATTCATTCAAATCGAATGTACGAACACCATCAACGATGATACGTCCATAGAAACGGTTATTAACCATCTTCTTAGCGTAACGTGTCATAATACCCTTGATAGGAGTAAAGTTGAATGGGTTATACATTGTTGGAGTTAATTGTAATGGTACGTATGGAGCGTAGATATATCCAGTATCCAATAACGAAGTACCTTTGTGACCAATCAACACAGTGTTTGGTGGGAAGTATGGGTCACGGTATACTTGGTAACGACCACTTAATGTACCAACTCTCTCGATACCCATGTTGAATTGGTCCTGCTCAGGAGCCGCGTTTGATACGTGGAAGTATTCCAAGTCATCAAAGATAGCACTGATTTCAGAAGATACAACAATCCAGTTAGCTCCACCTCTTAAAGTAGACTTATGGATTTGAGCTGAAATTTGGTTGATTGCAGTAATCAACGTTTGATTCCAGTCCTTTTGAGTGTAAGGAGTTGATTGGTTGTTCAGACGCTTCCATCCGTTGTAATCCCAACGTAATGTCCAAGCTGCACCTTTACGTAAGTCACGTAAAATTTCACGGTCAATTTCAGCTGCCACTTGCTCAGATAATAAAGCTGTTAATTCAGCTTCAGCATCGATGTTGTGGAACGCTGCAACGTCTTGAGCAAGTTCTGGAGACCATTGTGCTCTTAACTTTCTTTCAGTTACAGAAACTGTTACTGATTGAAGGTCGAAAGAAACTTCACCAATTTTGTCTTCAAATTCTAACTCTTGGTAACGCTTCCAATATGCAGTAACTGCAGTGTTAGTTGTAACACCCGTTAAAGTAGTTGTGAAAGTAGTTCCAGTGTAACCATCAGGAGTAGATGCTCCACAAGAGATACATGCTGGTGTTTGTAAATCAACTTCTAAGTAGATAACACCATCAGCACTACATACATCATAGAACGAACCTCCATTTCCAGGAGTCGCTCCACCTGGCCATGTTGTAGTTTTGTTAGTACCATATTCAACAATACCTTTACCGTATTTTTGTGTAACAACACGGAATAAAAGTGGTGTAGAAGTAGTAACATTACCACCAGATGCGTTAATTCTTGCTGCTAATGCGGAAGTTGGTAATAAAGTTAAATCAGAAAGGAATGTTTCAGTATCCATTTCTTGTCCATCAGGGCCAATTAACTTACCGTCACCTACTGATGTGAAACCAGACATTACTAAAAGTAATTTTCTGTATTCACCTGAACCATATCCAGATACTACTAATGAACCGTTTGACCAAACTACTTGGTTAGTTGCACCAGTAACCCAATACCAACCACCTTTTGAATAATCAAAAAGACCTGATGGGTTTAAACCTGGTTCATTTCCTTCATAGAATAAATCATAAAGGTTCTTTGGATACGCAGTTGAATCAGTGTAACCAGCATTTGGGTCACCAGGATAGTTTCCAGGAGAACCTACAGGTGCTCTGTGTCCAGCTTCTCCTGAAGCTCCTTGTGTTGGAGTTGCTGCAGAATAACCTTGAATTTGAGGTACAAAGTAGAACAATTTACCGATTGGTAAGTTCATAGCTTGTACAGATACGATTTCGTTAGCTAATAATTTAGAGAACACACGTCTGATGATAGGGAATACCACAGTTTCGAATGAACCTGAATCAGCAGTTGAAGCCGCTTCGTTAATTAAGAATGATGCTTGGTTTTCATACAACTGAGCAACGTTTTCTTTTAGGTGGCCTCTAAGACCTTCAAGGAACCCTAATTTGTCCCATTTGTTTATAGTGTCTTCTTTGATAACTTTCAAGTGCTTAAGACCGATGTTACCTACTAATCCACTTTCTAATAATGCTCCCATTTTATTTTATAGGTTTTTTATTTTTTTAAGTTTATTTTATTATTTTTGACATAATGTCTTTCATTCTCAAGAATTGAGGATTTTCGTAAGTTTTTGATTCAATCAAATTCACAGCTGAACCTGATTGTGGAACTTTCTCCATCACTCTTTCGATTGATTCTGTCATCGGAGCTTTAGTGGTTGCACCACCTAACTCGTCTTTTATTGTCTTATAAAGAGCTTTAGATTCTTTAAGAGTGTCTGCGGTGTCAAATCTTCTTAAAATGTTAATTTTTTCTTGCTTTGACGTAGAGTGTTCTGTGAACAATCTTGTAGCGTATGCCAAATTTGAATTAAACACAGCAACTTCGTTAAGTTTGTCTCTAAACATATTTAGAGCTTTTCTGTATTCTTCATTTTTAGACCTTAACATTTCAACTTCTTCCATAATTTCACGACTTTCAAACGTTAAGTTTCTGTTAGGTGTAATACCCTTTCTTAAACCACGTCCTTTTTTAGAACCAAATCCGTAAGTACGAGCAGCTTCTTTAGCTTCCTCTTTTGTTCCGAATCTTATAGGTCTCTTGTCTGTGTCCATTGAAGCTTCTTCTTTGAACTCAAATTTAGGTTTACCTGTTCCTTTTGTAGGATTTGCGTGAGCTTTCTTTTCGTTGAAACCACCTTGTGTTTTTTTGTAAGTAGATGCTGTTTTAGCGTTTCCTAACTTAACACCTTTACCAACCACTGCTTTAGTAGATTCAGTAAATATGTCTTCTTCAAGTTCATATTCTTCTTCCTCTTCAGCTTCTTCACTCATTTCAATTTCATAAACAATTTCATCTAATTCTTCTTCCATTTCTTCATATTCAAAACCTTCATACTCTTCTTCTTCAGATTCAGTTTGAATAAGGTATTCATCTTCCTCATCTCTTAAATGAATAAAATCACCTTCTTTTTTAATTTCAAAACTGTCATCAGAGCTCATTTGTTTGAACGCTTTAAGAACATCTTCCATTGAACTGTCAGTTAAATCAGTTACTTCAGTAGAATTAAATTCATCGTTACCACCCATATCAGATAAATCTGGCATGTCAAATTCTTCTTCAGAATCTTCGTCATCCTCAGTTCCAAATTCGAAATCTTCCTCATCAGACTCATCTTCATCAGACTCATCATCAAATTCTAATTCGTCTTCTTCTTCCTCAGAACCATCTTCAAATTCTAATTCGTCTTCAACTTCAAATTCATCTTCTTCTTCAGCCTCATTTTTCATAGACTCTTTTACTAATTCGCTAATTTCTTCTTTCATTGTAGAATGAAGTATTTCTTTTGCGTTTTCATTGATTGCTTCTTCCAAATTTTGTATTTGGATTAATGCTTCTTCAACTAAGTTTTTTTCTGCCATTGCGTAGTTATTTTATTAAATAAATATGTAGATGTTTAGAAAAATTATTTTTTTTTGGTTTTTAAATAAAAAAAGGGGACTTTCGTCCCCTTTTAAATTTTTTTTAAACTTTGTAATTACTCAAACACTTCGTCAATTTTACTTTCACTTACTGAAGTGATTCTCCAATCATAACTAAATGATTTGTAAGCTTCAGTAACTTTAGCTTCTACATCAGTAACAGAATAACCTTTTACAAGTTTTTCTTCTCTTACTTTTTTAATTTTTCCTGTGTTCTCATCTGGCAAATCATATTGAATTTTTGCCACAAAGTATTTTTCGTCCATTTCCATAATTATTTATTTTTTTAAATAATCGGAAAGTCTTCCCATTAAATCAAGCGATTTGTTAACTGTTCTTGCGGCTTTCATTTCATTTTCTTCTTGTAGGTTCTCTTCAAACGCAAATCTTCCATCAGGTTCAGTAAATAAATAAGCTCCAGGTGTTGATGGTGAAGATACCAAGTCAAAACAAATTAATTCAAAATCATCTTGAACTTCATTTTGGTCACCTACCTTTTTTAATGAACCTACCCCTCTTGATGATATACCTAACGTTACACCTAATCTTAATAGGTTTGCAGCTTGGTCACCCTTTGTTGATACAATACCTCTTTCATGAAACCCTGGTGAAGTCAGAAGTAATAGTTTACCTAATAGAACATTACCATCCCACCACATCTCTGTAATCATGTGTGATACTCTATCTAAATCTATCAATGAAGACTCAGGGTGGTTAAGTTCAGATAAGGATGTTTTCTTACCTATATAATTTTTAATATAGTTATCCGATTCTCTCTTTAGAATTCTTTCGGGATATATTCTACCATTTCTATTTGGTGTATTATATTTTTGTAGAACGGCATAAAATTCAAATGGTTTTGAATAATCTTTAAAATCCCTACTTTCTTGTAAGAATGTTTGATTATGTTTTTCTGTTGGGGAAACATATCCCGCATCCATCTCAATTAAAATACCCTTTCCTGTCTCTCTTGGACCTAATATTTTATAATTTTGCATTTTACCTTTTTATTAGATAAATATTAAATACTTTCTAATTTATCGGTAGTATTTAATTTATCCTTTTTGGTTAAATAAAATTTAAAATATTTTGAAGGTTTAAAACAATATTTTTCTATTTGTGATATTACGTTTTTTAATTCATTTTTTAACTCTGTTGATTTAAATCCCATCTCTGTTTTAACAAAAAGAGTCATTTCTAAATTCATGAAAGACCGTTTTTTAATTGATATCCCACTTGTTCTTAAATCTAAATCAACAATAAATTTATCATTAAATAAATCTTTGTTAATTATATCACCGAGAGTTGTTTTTATATTTTTGTTGAGTATTGATACAGGTCGTACCCAATCCATCTCTAAACCTTTTGGTTCAACCCAAGATTGGATGTTTAAGTAAATAGATTTTAAGTTTTTCGAATCCACAGTTCCATACGAACACTTTATTTGTTTGTAACCTTTGATTACGCAACTTTTTCCTTTTTTCATTTACAATTTTTTCATATCTTCGTTTATTTATACATTAATAATAACACACAAAAATATAGTTGTCAAAAAAATGTTAATTATCCCTGTCAGAAATAACGAGGTGGAAAAAGCTTTAAAAATTTTTAAACAAAAAGTAGTTAAAACTCAACTTGTAAAAAAATTACAGGAGGGAAAATACTACAAAAAAAAATCTGACACAAAACGTCAGATTTTAAAAAATGCAATTTATAAAAATTTAAAAAATACTGAATTATAAATTTTGAGTTAAGCTCAATAACTTAATATATTCTTTTTTAGATGGTTTAGAGTTTGTAACTCTTTCTTTTGTTTCAACTAAAACATTTTTAAGTTCTTCATCAGATTCTGAAATTAATATGTCAATTTTTTGAACCGCATTTTCTTTTAATTCGTCAAATTTACTTTTTAAATTTTCTTCTTTTGAAGTTAAAATTTCTTTAATTGAATTTCTTTCCGATTCAGTTAAATTTTCTAAATATTTTTCAGCAGTTTTATTAGCAACTTTTAACATTGAACTAATTGGAACTTTGGGTGTTTTATTTTCAACAATTGGTTTAGTTTTAGTTAAACTTTCAACAATTTTCTTTTTGGCAATTGATTTTTTTTCAGGTTTTATCAAATCACCATACAATAAATCATCAATAGTTTCGTATTTGTTTTCTAAAACAATATCTTTTGTCCAACTTTTAATAAATTTATTTGTTGATTCTGAAAGATTTAGATTTTTAAATTCTGAAACCATATCCTCAACCAAGTAATTGGAAGTTTCTTTATCTAAACCTTTGTTTTCATTTAGGTTGTCATAAATTGACATCATTTTAACAAAATCTTTATTTTTCAATAATTTTTTGTTAAAAAGATACATATCAGTTTTAAGAGCATCATTTTTGAATGACTCTACCAACTTATTTTCTACTAGTGTTTTAATTATTCCGAATCTCATTTTATAATAATTTAATTATAAATATCAATCCTTTAATAGTTTATCCAACTGATTTCCAATTTCACCCAATGATTCTTGAACTCTACCTAAATCAATCAGTTCATCTTCATTTAACATTCCACTATTTTCTAATAAAATATTAAGACCTGAATTACGTTTTTCTACATTTTCAGGAACTGTACCTGCTCCTTCTGCCGATGGTGGGGCAGGACTTTCAGATGGTGGTGCAGGACTTTCGGAACCACCTCCAAATCCTTCCATTCCTCCTAATCCTGATTCAGGTGGAGCACCTCCACCTTCTGATGGAGTACCCGCTGGTTCACCTTCTTTTTTACCATATAATTTATCTAAATTATCAAATAAACCTGTGTGAGTAATAACTTCGGCAGTTTTCTTAAGTTCTTCACCAACAGCTCTTTCAATACGTTGTTGTTGTAAATCAAGTTTAATTTCTTCATCTGAAAATCCAAGAATATGTTTCTTAGCCCATGACATAGACACTGGTGCAATACCACTACCAGGGTCGGCAACTAAATCCTTATATAATAAAACTTTTTCTTTCCATACATCAATCTTCATTAAATCAGCTTGAGTTGATGGGTTTGTCAAACTTAATGTAAAGTTTGATATTTCATCTTCAAAACCTAAAATGAATAAATGTATGATTGCAATTTTATTTAATTCAGAAATCATATTTTTCTGAATTCTGTTAATAGTTCTTGCAAAACGAATATCTTGTAATGATAAGTTTTTACCATCACCAACAGTTTCTTCAAAACCTAAAAATGCTTTAGGAACACGAAGAGCCGTTAACAATTTCTTTTGGATATACTCAATATCGGCAATCTCTGATAAGTTCGCAGCTCCTGGTAATGTCTCAATAGGCATTGTTTGTGTAGTATCTCTAACAGGAACAAAATAATCTTGGTCAACTGCCATCTGATTAAATCTCATATCAACATTACCCGTTTTTTGGTCAACTGTTTGACTTCTCTTAAACTTATTAGCAAATCTTTGGATATACGGTTCAACATCGGCGTCATCCATGTTACCAACAAATACTTTGAATACACGTCTTTCAGGTGCTCTTGATGTTCTATAAATTAACATAGCGTCTTCAGATAACAATAATTGTTTCCAAATACGACGAGCCTTCTCCAACATAGCGGTACCATAAGGTAATCTTCTATCATCACCTAATAATCTAAAGTGAGCGATTTCCCAAGTATTAAATTCTAAATCTTTTTGTTTCCATTTAAACTTTAAATGTTTTTTTTCGGGATTAGTAGTTGAATCTGTTGAATGTGAACCCATACTGGCTTCCAATCTTTCAATTTCAATAATTGGTAGTTGCATACATCCAACAACACCTTTTTCAGGGTCTAATTTTATGTAAACAAAATTATCACCATACTTACATGTGTTTCTTGTCCACATTGGTAAGTTAGTATTAATATCTAAAGCATTATTAAACAAATCACCTAAAATTGATTTAATTCTTGATGATTCAGAATAGATTTGTAACATATAACCATCCTGATTGATGGTTGTTGATTCTTCAGCATAAATGTCTAAAGCAGCACCAATTTCAGGAGTAAATTCCATTGACTCATAGTCATAGAATGATGATAATCTGGTTGGTTCATAAAAAACCGCTTGTGTGTATAGATTATTTTCAATTCTACCCCATTGGTTTGCTAAATAATATGTTTGTTGTGCCTGAAGTTTTTCTCTTTCATACTCAGACTTAGAGGTTGTTTTTAATAATTCACTCTTATCATATTTGTACGTAGGATAATCCTGACCCAAAAGAGAATTGGGTCCAAATGTTTGGGATAACCGTTGCCATACCGTTAGTTTATTTTCACTCATACTAAAATATAAATACTTTTAAATTAAATTAAAGTTTAATCAAAATATGATACATAGGTTATGGAGTTGTCGGAGGATTTTCCGATGAAGAAATAGTACCAGTAGTTTCATTTGGTTTAATTTGTATTTTATCACCATTTTGTATGATTGCAGTTAAAATACCAAGACCTGGAACAATCATTCTTGTACCAGCATTATATGTATTAGATTTTTGCCTTTTTAAAAAACCCATAATTTTATCTTCTTCCTCCGAATAACCATAAATAGTTTTCGTAGTCGCTTTTTGTAGCTTCTCGTTTAAAGTTTTCCTGATGTTGTGGGATAACCGGTTCCATAAATTGTTTTCTGTTATACTCATTTGTATTAACAGTCCACGAATCAATCATCGCTTTTGTCTGATTTGTAACCTTATTAAGTGATGTAAATGATGATTCACCGACATAAAGAGCCATTGCCACAGACATAATCAAGTCATCATGTTGTCCCTTTTGGTGGTCAGGTCTCCCATTCATATAAATGAATGTATTCATTTCGTTTAATAACCTACTTGAATTTATTCTAAATCCATGCCTTAAATATTCTTCAAACGTCGCAATAATTTGAACTCTTTTAGCGTTAAAATTAATTCCTGGTATTTTTTCTGTGGCCTTTGGGTCATATTTCCATTTATTTGAAACGTCAACACCATCAACATACATATTTCTATAACCCAACTCTCTTAATCTTAAAGATGTTGTAACACCCATACCGCCTGTAATATCAATAACAATAAATGCGTTATACATATTACCCCACTTATAACATATTTCAGCCAAAGTGTCAGGAGGAAGTTTACCAACATATTCTGCCACTTGCTCTCTCGTATCAAAATCCACAATTTGGAATGTTGAGAAATCCTCACTATCTCCACGAGATACGTCAACACCCATGATATATTTTTTACCCATCTCAGGTTCTTTCCAAATCCAAAGTCCACCACCCATCATTTTTGTAGGAGGTTCCTTAACCATATTAACTCTTAAATTTTCCAATAAATCAGAATCAAATACGTTATCACCCGAACCAAGAAACGCACATTCCAATTCCTGATTAACCTTACGTTTATCGTATTTAAGTTTCTTAACCATTGACTCATACCAAGAAGAACTTGGTTTATATCCCTGAGCAATTAGTTGTCTTATATCATCAAAGTTTTTTTCTTTATTGTTATAGTCAATAATTTCAACATTTGGATAGTCATTACGATTTAAATAATAATGAATAATATCTTTTACATTGATTAATGATAAATCTTTAGCGTATCTTGGGTCTTTCCACCAAACCATTTCGGAAACTTTAAATTCATTCATTCCCTTTAGTGCTTGGTCGTAAATTTCATAGTAAATTGCATCATATCCATTTGGTGTTGATACAACTATTACCTTACCACCTGTGGATAAGGACGCCATACAAGCCGCCCAAAAATCACCATCTGCTTCAATGTATGCGGCTTCGTCAAATATTAATATTGTTGGTGTGTAACCACGAAGAGCATCCTTAGATGTTGCAACCGCTTTAACTTCACATCCGTTTGTTAATTTAAAATGTCTTTGTGAGTTTTTTTCAGATGAAAATCCAACACCAACCCAGCTAGGCCACTGGTCAGTAAATCCTCTAATCTTATTTGCTACCTCAACCGCAGTATCCAACTTATTCGCAATAATCAAAACTTTTTCAGGACTATTCTTTTTAGCAAAAACAAGTTTTTTTGATGACCATGCGGCAGTTACTGTAGATACACCAGCTTGTCTGTACTTTAATGCGATATTTTCATTGTAATTTTCGTAATCCTCAACTAAACTAACTTGGTCAGGGAATAACTCTAACGGGACATACTTTGAAACAGTGTTGTCATATGTCTGTAAATAAGTTTTAAGGGCGTATGGTGTTGATTTCATACACTTGGCATACTCCATTAAAACGGCTTCTTTAGATAAACTCATATACTATAAATATAAAATTTATATTAAAATAGAAAACCCTTCATCTCTGAAGGGTTTTAAAGTTTTTAGTTGATACCTAATCCTTTTAAGAAGTCATCAAAATCCTCATCATCATCATCATCATCATCGTCGTCGTCGTCATCATCCTCATATTTTTTTATAGTATCTTCATACTCATATCCTTTTAGTTCTTCAACAATTTCATCAACCATATCTTTCACCATTTTCTTTCCTTTTGGTGAACCTGATAAAATTTCACGAGCCATTGCAAAAAATTCGTTTGGAGTAAGTTCGGCAAACTTAACAAGGAAATACTGTTGTAAGTTTCTCTTATCGTCATCAAATAACTCATCAGGATAAGACTCACGGAACTTTTGCCAAATAACTGGACCTAATCTCATATCCCAAATTTCACCAACAACAGTATCTTGTGAGTTAATTACTGCCTCTTGTCTTGTCTTATCTTTTGGTAATCCGTATGTACCAGCAATTTCCATAACACCTTTAGCAAGTTCATGAATAAGAATTGGTAAGTTAACACCACGAGCCTTTACTGTCGGTGGGTCAGTCTTAGCATCTAACTCAGACATACCATATGTTGATTCTCCACCACCCGCCATACCTTGAACCATTGAGTCGGGCATTAACCAATAAAGTGAATCGGCAAATGACATAAACACACCATACAAATTTAATAACCTTGGGTTAATGGCATTTAATTCTCTGTTTAACAATTCAAACATATAAGAAGATTGTTTAGCAGCTCCTTGGATAAGTGAGTTAATAAATCGTCTTTTAGCCTTTTCTAAGTCAAATTTTTCAAATGAGTCCATGAAATCTTCAAGTTGTTCTTGTTCTTCTTCAGAACCAAACATATTTTCAATTTCTTCTTCACTTGGTTCTTCACCTTTAGGAGATAACTTACTTGAGTCAATATCATTTGGTTGAACCAACTTTACATCATATTGTAACGCTCCTTCAGGAATTGCAAATTCTTTTTGAACAACCTCAATCGCAAGTTCTTCCAAGTATTCTCTGTTTTCAGATTCTATCTGAGCAATCTCTTGCATAGCATTCATTACCATCATTTGAAGTTGCATCATAGCATTTTGTGATGTAACATCTTGAAGGCCAGTATATCTTTTTAATCTGTTGATAACCTCTTTAAATCTCTGTGATGCAATAAGTTGCTCAAAGTTAGATGGTTTATCCGGTCCTTCAGGTGTAATTTCAGGAAATGCTTTACTACCTGAATGAGGAGTTTCACCTTTTTCAAATTTAGATTGAATATCAGGAGCCATTCTTTCAGGTCCTTCGTATCCGATAGGTGCCTCATTAATTCGACTAACCAATCTTTTTACTAATTGTTCTTTTTTCATCTTACTCACCTTTTAATTTAATATTCATTTTACCAAAACTTAAATAATCAGGTAATTTACCTTTTGGTCTTGGGTCTGTGTTAGGAGCTGGTTGAAAAGGGTTTTTTCTAGGGTTTGTTGTTGTTCTTTCCTTTTCCTTAGTTTTTTCTTTTTCCTTAGTTCCCGAACCTTTTGGTTTTGGGTCAGTGTTAGGTGCCGGTTGAAAAGGATTCTTTCTTGTAGGAGTAGTTGTTTTTTCCTTTTCTTTAGTTTTTTCTTTTGTTTTTGATTCCAAAATACTTTTAATCAAATCTTTTTTAGTCATAGTTGGTCTTAAATTTTCTTCAATGATTTCTCTCATTTTTCGTTCCAAAATTACTTCATATGGATTTTTACCTTCTTTTAATGACTTTTTGACATCAAGAACACATCTTTCAAATTTCTTATCTTCACCTTTAGTGTAATCATCTTTCTTCTTACCTTCCAAACCTAATGATGATGTACAGATAGCCCAAGGATTTTTTTCAACTTTCTTTTTTCTTTTTTTCTTACCTTCAGTCATTTCACCTTCAGCGGTAGAAATTTTTAAAACTCCGTTTTCCACTTTAGCTGTTGACGGTTTATTAGGGTCATTTGATTTTGGAATTACAGTTCCTTTATTTTGAATGTCCGATAAAGGTATATTTGTGGTTGTTGTTACATCTTTAGTTTGAGTAATTGCTTCTTTAGCTTCAGTTTTTTTACCACCTGAAAACATTCTTCCAATAGGTTTATCCATTTTACCATAACCAACAAATCCATGGGCATTAACCATAGATTCATATAAGGTATTAATTTGTTTTGGAGATTGTTTACTTAAATTTTCTTTAGTAAAACCTATCTCAACTAATTTTTGAATTTGTCTTTTTATTTCCATCTTCTTCAAACTCTTTATAAAATTCAAGGATTATATCCTTTTCATATAATTTATCTTTTACTTGTTGTTCAGTCATTCCAAAGTGAAAAACTAATCTTTCATCTTTGTCACTATCGTTTTCCCAAGCTAAAGCTACCACATTGTCTATTGCATCTTTCATACAAAAAAAATCGGAGTTTTGAATGAGCTCCATATCTATTCCGTCTCTATTCAATACTCCTACTTTTTTAATTTCTTCAGTATCAGGTGGTGTTGGGTTTCCATTAGCTGGAACTGTGTCCCAATCATCACCAAATACTTCAGTTGTTTGTGAGAAAATAAACTCGTAAGTTTTGTTTCCCCTATAATTAGCTCCTAATCCGTTAACAAAAACTAAATAACTCATAGGATATTACCTTGTGGGGACACCTTAAGTTGCTTGTCTTTATTTTCAAATACTAAATTACCTTTATTAGTTTTACCTACAAAAGTTACAAATGGGAAATTGTTAACAATCTTTTTTGATATTTCAGCTTGAGCTTCAGTTAAAGATAATCTTTCAATTTCTTTGTTGTATTTAATTTTTCTTGATTCTGAAATAACTTTTTGTTCTTTTTTCTTTTCTTTAACAAATTTCTTTTCATTTTCATTAATTACAACATAACTTTTAAGAACTTTTTCAATTGTTGACTCCCCAAAAATTTTATCTAAGCTAGCAGTAACAAAATCCTCCTCTTTAAATTCCATTTCGTCCATCCATCCTTCAGCCATTTCACCCTCAGGTTCAGGCATTGGTTCTTCTTCCGAAGACATATCAGGTTCTTCACTTGACATTTCATCTTCAGATGAACCCATATCTTCCATTCCGTAATCGGATTCTTCCTCACCTTCAAATCTAGATAAAATTTCTTCTTTATCTTCTTCATCCAATGAATTTAAATCTAAAGAAGATAATATTGAATTAATAACATATTTTACATCTTTACTTGATAACTCATCTTCACCTGAATAATCTCTAATTTTTTGAGCCAACTTTCCAGTTAACTTTTGGATAGATTTAAATGTTACAGGTTCACCTTCCCCACCTTCTGATGGTAATTCACCCATATCTTCCATACCTGTTGGTTCTTCCATACCTGTTGGTTCTTCCATACCCATTTCATCACCTTCAGGTGCAACTGGTAAATCACCACCCATGTCTGAACCCATAGATGGGTCAGCAGGTGCAGGAGTTTCCTCAGGAGCAGGTGCCGGTGGAGGTAAATCTGAAGGTGCTTCAGTTGGGGCTTCCATTTCAGGTTTTGGTGTTTTTAACATGTATTTCTTATCTTCAGTAAATAAAGAAATTCCTTCACTAATACCATTAACTCTATTAATTTCACCAGCCATTAAATTTAATTTTCTCATAGCTGCAGAGTATGAAGAAAAATGTTTTCTATTCTTCATATGGTCAATATAATCTGAAGTAGATTCATTGATTTGTTTTTTAATGATATAACCCAATCTTTCTTTTACAATTTCATAGGTGTTACCATCAGCTAATGTTACTCTGTAATCAACTGAAGATGTTTCATTAATTGAATTTGGTATATTCTCGTTATAACGAGCTATTTCCATAATTCTTTGGATTTTATCCATACCTTGTAGTTTCTCACTACCAATTGGTTTTAGTTTGCTCATAATTTTTTAACTATTTAATCCGTTAAAACCGCCTATTGTTACGGCGTTTAGTTGTATTACAGTATCTCCTGAAATTGTTCCACCACCATAAGTTGGGTGTGGTTGTAATGTTGATGTACAAGTATTACAATTAGTTCCACCTGTAGTGTTGTTAATAACCACATAAGTATATGTTCCAGAAGAATACTGCGCCATAATTTAAGTTTTCTTAATAAATATACAGAAATTTAAGATTTTTTTAGATTAAGTAAAAAATCTATCTTTTGTTCCATTAGTGATAATTCTTTATCGACCAATTTATTCTCTAAATTAAATAGTTTTTCCAAATAATCACTTCTTCTTAAGTACTTAAAGACCAAATTTTCATATGAATATTCACCATCTTTTTTAAGACCTGAACTCCTATATTTTTTAAGTTTTTCTTTAAATTTTTTAATATATTCTCTTGCTTCATCAATATCTTTCTCTGATGCGTTATCAACCACAGTGTCAATCTGTGTTTTCCAATGATTAATTTTTGACTTTAATAATTTAGTGTCTATCTTAACTTCTTCTTTTTCAGGTTTCATATCCCATTCATCATATAGAACTGAATAAACACCTGAACTAAAATGTGCTTCAGATGCGTTTTGAACATATAGTTCAACTTCATACCCAAAAATTTTAATATCGTGATTGGTATTGAAAATAGTTTTTTTAACTTTAAATAATTCTTCGTAAAGTGATAACTCAGTGTCAGAAAATTGAATGAAATCACAAACGACGTGTAAATCAATATCAGAATACTCCGACCAATTGTAGTTTGCTAAAGAACCTGTGAAAATAACATCCTCAATTAATAAAGGAACACCAATAAAATCAATAAATTCATTTGCAGTGTAAAGTAATTTTTCTCTTACTTCTTTACGCAACTTCATGTTCTCATCCCAAATTTTTGAGTTAAGTTCATCTTTAGAAAAAAAACTTTGAATTATATTATTATCTTTCACAAATAATAAATATCAACTAATTACAATCTTTTATATTTGTAAGCCTTTGCAATGTTTTTATTGAAAAAACTTCCTTGTGATTCTGCCATTCTAAATCTTGTATAAACTTCATGAGGTACCTCCTCATATTCATACTGAGCGCCGGTTTTAAAATCAACAATTAGTTTTTTACTCTCTGTGTTGAAATCTGTTTTAGTAATGTTTGATGATTCAATTTCACAAATAATATTTGTTCCACTGATTGTTTCTTTTGTGATTGCCATAACTTTTTTTTTAATGATAAATAATTTTGAATTACATTTGTAGTTGAATTTAAGAACAAATTCATTTAATTTTAATAAAAACTATTTTATGACAGATTCAGTTGAAGAAGGTGGGAAACTACCAAAAAAAGCAGAGGTTAACTCAAGTACACCTGTTTTAGACAATTTTAGTCGTGACCTTATTAAACTTGCCGAAGAAGGTAAGTTAGACCCCGTTGTCGGTAGAGAAGACGAAATATTACGTATTGCTCAAATCCTTTCAAGAAGAAAGAAAAACAACCCAATTATCATCGGTGAACCTGGTTGTGGTAAGACGGCAATTGTTGAGGGATTGGCAATGAAGATTTTTGAAGGTGATTGTCCAAGAAACTTGGTTGACAAACGTATTCTTTCATTAGAGATGAATTCAGTTGTTGCCGGAACAAAGTATCGTGGTCAATTTGAGGAACGATTAAAGGTTATCTTGGAAGAAATTCAAGCAACCCCAAATGTTATTCTATTCATTGATGAAATCCATACCATTGTCGGAGCAGGTAACGCCTCAGGTTCCATGGACGCATCCAATATCTTAAAACCAGCATTATCAAGAGGTGAAATACAATGTATTGGAGCTACAACATTAGATGAGTATAAAAAACAAATTGAAAAGGACGGAGCGTTGGATAGACGTTTTCAAAAAGTAATTGTTAGTTCATCAACAAAAGAAGAAACATTACAAATCCTTAAAAATGTTAAAGACAGATACGAAAATTATCACAAAGTAAATTATACCGATAATATTCTACAAATCTGTGTTGACTTAGCGGAGCGATATATCACGGACAGAGAGTTCCCTGACAAAGCGTTTGACATCTTAGATGAAGTCGGAGCAAGAGCTCAGGTGGATGTAAAAAATCCTGAAATAATTGATGAATTAAAACGTCAGGCGTTAGAGATTAAACAACAAAAATTACTTGTTGTTAAAAAACAGAATTACGAAGAAGCCGCTAACTTAAGAGATAAAGAAAAGAAAGTTTTATCACAACTTGATATTGAAAAGAAAAAGTTTGAACAAACTCTTTTGGATAATAGAAAAACAATTTCTGAAGAATTGGTTTACGAGGTAGTGTCAACAATGACAAAAATACCTTTAACAAAACTTAATTTAGATGATAAAATTGCTCTTATTAATTTAGAGGAAGAGTTAAATAAATCAGTCATTGGACAAAAAGAAGCGGTTACAAAGATTGCGAAATCTATTCGTAGAAATAGATTAGGTATCAAAGACCCAAATAAACCAATTGGTTCATTTATATTCTTAGGTTCAACAGGTGTTGGTAAGACATTATTGGCAAAAGAATTGGCAAGACAAATCTTTGGTAGTGATGAAAATCTTATCCGAGTTGATATGTCTGAATATCAAGATAAACATACCGTATCTCGTTTGATTGGTTCACCTCCAGGTTATGTAGGATATGATGAAGGTGGTCAACTTACAGAACAAGTTAAAACCAAACCATACTCTGTGGTATTATTTGACGAGGTTGAGAAGGCTCACAAAGATATATTCTCGGCATTACTTCAATTGTTGGATGAAGGTTACATGACAGATAGTTTTGGAAGAAAAATCAATTTCAAGAACTGTTTAATTATTATGACTTCAAATCTTGGGGTGAAAAAGATGCAAGAATTTGGAGCAGGTGTTGGGTTTAGTAAAACTAATAATGTTTATGCTAATGAAGAACTTAAAAAAACAATGTTAAACAAAGAATTGAAGAACCACTTCGCACCTGAATTTATCAATCGTTTGGATGAGGTAATTGTATTCAATACACTTCAAAATGACGATATTCAAAAGATTGTTTTGGTTGAAGTTAACAAATTGAAATCTCGTTTGTCAAAATTGGGATATAACATTAACTTCGGTCAGTCAGTAATTGACTTTGTTTCAAAAGTTGGATTTGATGATGTTTACGGAGCACGTCCTTTGAAAAGAGCGATTCAAGAAAAGATTGAAGACTACATTTCAGATGAAGTATTACGTGAAAAAATTGTAATGTATAAGTCCTACAATATTGAAATCAATGAGGAGGAAGTGTCAATATCAGAAGTTGAAGCCCAACCTGATGAAACACCAAAAGTGAAAAGACCAAGAAAGAAAAAGGGGGAATAAACCCCCTTTTTTTTATAATTAAAAATTAAAAACTTGTGAACTGTGTATGAATTGGTATTTCTGTTTACCGAGTTCTTCGATTAGTTTTTTACCTGTATTCATACCGGCAAAAACTTCATGGACAACAACATATTCGTTTGGTGTGTGATAGTTGTGATATCCGATTGAAAAGTTGATACAAGAGAAGTCAAACTTTTTACGAAGTTGCCAAACATCTGTGTAAGGGTGTTGCATATATTTTGGTTCAGATAACATACCTTCAGAAAGAACTTTTTTAGCCTTTGTTTCAAATTCAGAATCCGTTTCAAATACTTTAACACCATAACAATATTCTGTTACCATGTAGTCGTCAGGAGCGTCAAATTGAATTGCGTAACCTACATTACTAAAAAAACCCCTGTCAGCTTCTTTTGAACCCAAACAACCAACTTCTTCAGATACAAATAAAGCAACTTTAATTACATCAAAGACTTCCAATAACTGAAGACAGGCAAACACTCCACACTTATCATCACCACCAATACCTGTCGGGTTACCCAAATCGTTATATGCTTTAAGTGATAAACTTGGATTACCTTTTGAGTCTTTAAGTTGTTCTTCATGGATATTGATTGTGTCAATGTTATGAACCGTATCAGTATGTGCAACAATACAAGGGTAAAATTCACCCTCGTTTATTTCACCCTTTGTGACATAAACATTTCCAAAGTCATCAACTTTAAAATTATGTTTTTTTTCGGTTAAATATTTAACCAAAAATTCAATCATTAAATCTTCTTTAAATGATTTTGTAGGTATTGACAATACCTTTTTTAAAAAATCAACATTTTCTATCATAGCTCATAAAGATAAGCTATTTTTTTATTAAAACAATTCAGGATGATATAAAAAATTTAAGAAAGTATCATAATCAATTTTAACGGTTTGGTTAAATTCATTTTTACTATGATTACTATATGTAATGAGTATTTTTCCGTCATCAACATCTTGAATTATGAATTTGTTTGGTGTCTTTTCACCAAATGTTTTTTGTGAAGGAAATTCATACCATCTATTAAATTCACCATACTTTAACTTTGATAGTTTTTCAAGTGTTTCAGAGTTTTTACGATAAGAATCAATATTATCACTATTTTCAATTTTTTCCATGATTTTATCAAGATTCCAAGTTACACTTCTGTTAAAACCTTCATCATCATAATTTTGACTATCAAAATAAGCATAATAATCTTCATATAAATCTTCATCAAACTGTATTCCCAATTGGTCAATACTTGTTTTTAACATATCTGAAAGTTTAGCGTCTTTGTCTTCACCAGACTTATCCCAAGTATTTAAAAGAATTGATACAGTTGTCATGTAGAGATTAGTACATTTTTTCTCAAAGATATTTAAAGGAAGTAAAGCGTTACATAATTTAGATATAACATATTGTCTTAATCCTTTAACCAAGGCTTCATCATATTCACTTGAATAATCGTAAATAATACTATCTATCTCATTTGAAAATTCATTTTTTAACCACTTACAAATTTCAATAACTTTATCGTTATGATTTCTTAAATCATCAACGGAAAGACTAGGTCTTAATATTTTTACTATTTGTTTAACCCTATCTAAATTCTCATCATTGAAATAGTGTAGTAAATAACCCTCATCCCAATCATAATCCATGGAATAATCATCAACAAAAACATTACCTCCATAATACCCCCCTTGGAAAGCAACTCTAATTAAATAACCGTTATTAGTTTCATCATTATTTCTAGTGAAAAGGTCAACATAATCATCACTATCAAACGTTAAATAAACCAAAGACTTACCAAGATTTTTTTCATTTATTCTTGTAATACGTAAAATATCCTCATCGTCTTCGTACCTAACAAAATTTGCAGTAACTAAATCTTCCGTAAAATCTTTTAATGCCTGATAAAGTTGACTCATTAAACTTTTTTTTAATAAATACTTGGTAAAAGAAGAATATATTTATATCTTTGTAACATAGTTCTTTGAGTATATGGGGATGTTTTTGGATTTGACAGGTATGAATCTGTCATAAAACGCACGTCGGGGCTAAACTAACCCTGTAAAACTGGTTTAAAACACAAACGGCAACACAATTGCAAAACTTTCTACACTCGGTTTAATCCGTACTGAAGAAGTAACTGTAGCCTAATCTAAGATTAGTATACAACGGGGTCGGTGAGCATATAACCTTGCAACAGAAGCTTGTACCGTGGTGTGGTTTCTATCCGAAAAGGAACAAAGTGGAGGATTAGTTCTCAGTAAACCGAACCACTATAAAATAAGGGAATTGTGAAGTTTCGGATTGTTTAGAAAAACAATGACCTAAACGTGTAGTGTTTTATGGTCGACATATTTGGACCGGGGTTCGAATCCCCGCATCTCCACCAATTAAAAAGGGACTTTTTAGTCCCTTTTTTTATTTAATCATTTTTGATTTAATTTTTTGAATATCTTCTAAAATATTTTTTTTCTTTTGTTCAGATTCAAATTGAGGTAATAAATCACCAATTTTATCTAAGATATCATCAACACTATATCCAAAAATTTCAAATCCGTCACCAGTATCTTTAACATCTTTTTTATCTTGGATTTTTGACACTAACTCTTTTTGACTTTCTTTATCTCCGGGTTTAGCGTCTACAAAAGTTCCTAACCCAACATAGTCTAAAAATTTTTCTAGTTTATTTGGTTCTTTAGTATTATTTTTTTCAGTTTCAATATCACCACCCCTATTATCAAACATAGAATAGTCATAATCAGATTCACTATTACCCCAATTTTTTAAAATAAATTGTTTTATTGTTTGACCTTCAGTTTTTGCTTTATGTCCCGGATTTATTTCACCATGGCCGTAAATCCTATCAGGACTATACCCCAAAGATTTAACCAATTTAAGTGCAGAAACCGCCTGTACAGGTAAAATGTCATCATCATTCATACCAACAACTTCAACACCTTCAGTGTTAGAATTATTAATTCCTTTTGGAGCCGATGGGAAATCACTTGAATTTAAAATATGAGCCCCTCTACTTCCATCAGGTAATGTTCGAACAATAGACCCATCTCTTTCTATAACCCATTGAACACCTAATCCACCTTTTCTACTATTAAGAATGCCAACAACTTTTTCAGCATCACCCCTACCAGCAGTATGATGGATAACAAAAAAATTTCTTGATTTAAGTTTTTCATTTTTCCTTCCATAAGTTGACATCCCTGAAATATCGCTAATCTGAAGAGTTTCTAAAATATTTTTTTTCTTTTGTTCAGATTCAAATTGAGGTATAATACTTTTTACGTTATCTAATATATCGTCTAATTTATATCCAAATATTTCAAAACCTTCATCATTATCTTTCACATCATCATCTGAAAAAAGTTCTTTTGCCTTATCCACCAGTCCTTTTTGACTTTCTTTATTACCTGCCGTCGCGTCACTCAATTCACCTAACCCAACATAATCTAAAAACTTATCAAGTTTAGACGGTTCTTTTTTATCGATAATTTCATTATTTGGAACTTCAGGAAATTCAAAACTATCTAAACTTGACACATTTATTGAATTACAAAACTTTGGTGTAAATCTACTTTCATCTCTCCCATTCTCTGACCAAGATAGGTGAAAATGATTACCTGTTGAATTTCTTGTTCCGTGTCTGTATTCATCAATAAATGTAAATCCTGGAATACTTTTTCTTGCGGCACATAGTAACGTTGAAATTTTATCCAATATTTCATTATCGGTTTCTTTGATGTCACCTTGTTCATTTTTCCAAAAAACTACGTCATTAGCGTTGCCTTTATTATGTCTACTGGTACCTGATATTCTTCGATGAAAACTATCCCTACCCGAACCAAATTGTATGTTTAAATCAGGCATTTCTTTTTTAAACGCTGAACCTATTTTTTGTAATATACTAGAAAACTCAGGTGTAATATCACCAACTTCATCTAATGTTGGTTTAACTTTATACCCTAAACTTTGTAAATGAGCTCTAGCGTTTTTAGCGTTAAAAAAAGTTGATTTATCAATCGCATCCTCAAATATATATTCTAACTTACGTAGTTCTTTTAATGATTGTTCGTGTAATTGTTTTTTATTCATTATAAAAATGGTATATTTATAAATATTATGGAAAACAATAAATTAATTCAAATCGCGAAAAAGCTATCTTTATCCATTAAAGATACAAATGTTACACAAATATCAAGAAAATTAAATGACCGTAAAGGCCCGTATAAACAAATGATGTCCGTGTTAGAAGGATGGGATTTTGTTAAATTGGTATTTTTAATCAATGCCATTAATAATGGTGAAAAAGAATTTGAATCAATATTATGGAAAGTAGATAATGAAAGATTTACCTATGCAATTGCTAATGTATTTGATACTGAAGTTCAGGAAAGCTGTGATTACTGTGGTGGTGATGGTGAAATTAGTTGCAGTGAATGTGATGGTTCAGGTGAAGTAGAATGTTCTGATTGTGGTGGTGAAGGTGAAGACGACGAAGGTGAAACATGTTCAAATTGTGATGGTGGTGGTAAAAGTGAATGTGATTCCTGTGGGGGTAGAGGTACTGAAGATTGTTATGACTGTGGTGGTACAGGTGAACAACAAAAAAGCGACGCTTACGAATTAAAATTAGACTTTTATTTTA